GAAAAAAACTTTCCCAAAAGCTTTGTATTATTGATTTTCTATGTATCTTTGCATCGTTATTATTTCTCGGGGTATTAGCTCATCTGGCTAATTTTTTCTACTTCTTAATCTGCTGTTTGTCACCTATTTATATTTTTCGTTTTCGTTTGATGTTGAAACAATGTTGAAACAAAGGAGATTTTCATGTTAAAGCCGGGGAATGATGCCCGGCTTATATCATTGGTTTAGACCCACCGCTTATTTTTGGCGTTGGGTCATACTCTGTGTTTTTTCTTTGTTTCTCATCCTCGTCTTTGAGATACTTGTTCCTTATATCTTTGATGTCGTTTGTCATTCCCCATACTTTGAAGAAGAGAATAATTTGTAATACTCCGAATATTAGGAGTATAATGGTTAGAAAGTCAATCATAATCTTAAATATTTAGTTTGTTCTTTAATTCGTTGAAAATGTCGGGATTTTCCATATCCAACCATGTGTATCTTTTATAACTATTCCGATCAAAAGATTGCTCCTTTTCATATACAAATAGATAATATTTGTCACACAGGACAATAACAGATGACTCCAACAATTGAGCGTATGAGCGAGCTTGCAAAAATGCCTCTTCTATCTCTTGGTTGTTCTTCATGTAAAGTTTGGCTTCAATCAACACTTTGGACTTTTCCTCATCCGGCTTATTTTCATAATGCAAAGCGTAATCTGGGAATATCCGGTGCCCACGTCCTGCATGTATTGGCAATTGGCGAATGAAGTCTTTGTTCTCATACCATCCCATAGAGTTAAGCAAAGGTTCTAATAACTGTTGCTCTACGTCCCGTTCTATCTCTATACTTATATTTTGGGGTAGTGTAGGAGCATATAGCTTTGGTAAGGTATCTATATCAAATCCTTTTGCCTTTATCATTCGCAGAAGTTCGGAGTAATCCTCACTACTCATTGGCCATCCGTTTACTCCCTGGAACTTCTTTCTAATAAGAGGATGCTTTGAGAAGTATTCATCGGCTTGGAGTTCCTTCAATGTTATATGAGGTAGATTTATCTTATTTCCTATGTACGTATTGCTGTAATAGTGGAAGAATGGATCTATTACTCCATCTGTTTGAGCGATCCACAAACAAGTGATTGCGCTAACTGGTGATGTTTCATAGTGAACTAGAATATCGCCTTTTTGGGTTTCAGGATTGGCCTGCCAAAAAGTAAAATCTAAAGTAGATTCTATCGGGGCTGTTTTCCCACCAATGAACCATGCTTGTGCCGGTTGTGGAATATCTGTTTTTTCTTTTGAAATGAAATTGGGTGCATAGTCATATAAAAATGCGCATAACTCTGCTGGAGAGAGTTGGTTTTCAATTCTAAACCGATAAAACACCTCACACAATTCCCAATAATACATACATCTCGATTTGTAATCAGATTTTTTAGGTATAAGAGGAAGTTCTATCTCGAATGTGTCTGTTATCTTATTTAAAACGAAAAAACGACTTCTGAAAAGGTTTGGGAAAAAGTATTCAGGGGCAAAGTAATATAACATGAATGACAACATATCATTAGCAGATAGCATTAATTGGTATTCGCCCTCATTGATTACTGCTACATGCTCTTCATCAAATATCCCTTTGGTCGTGAGTGTATAATAAAATTGCTTTGCAGATTCATGGTTTTCGGGCTTTTCTGCACTGTCGAAAGAGCAAGCCCAAAATAGGTCGCATGTTTCTACAAAATAGTCTTCTGAAAGAAAACGTGCTGAATTAGGATTGTATTTAGAAAACAGTTCGTATTCAGTCATCTTTTCATTGGCTTCCTCAAACTCCTTAATAGCTTTTTGTCCGTCAGAAGATTGCTTATATAGGTTCCATGTGTATTGATTGAATTTCATAGTATTGTTATTGTAACTACATTTGCGTTCTCGCTAATTTACCTACAACCTTGTATAAATGAATTACATCATTATCTATGTCAATTTCCATATCGGGATATTTTCTTTTCCCATCCGGATTAGCTATATTGTTGTAGGAAGACAATATTGTTTTTTTTCGCTCGTAGTCGATATGAATCATTTTAAGAAGTCTGTCTTCTTTTGTTATAATTACATACGGCTGTCCATTGTCTATGTTTCGTTTGTCTTTTATTTCACGGACAAAGATTGTATCTCCCGACATATACATATCGTACATAGAATCACCATATACGGTTATTCCATAGCATCCAGTAAATTCTGGTATATTCACATATCCAATAACCTTGTTTTCATTTCCGTCAAATCCAATTCCATGTCCTGCGCATACACGTATATCAAGTATTTTAATATCTTTATTCGTGGTTGGAGTTTCAGTGATTGACGAATTGGTATTAATTGTCATGTTGCCAATTCCAGTTATTAACCAATTTATATTAAGGTCAGGGCAAGCAGACGCTATCTTTTCTATTGAATCTGCATTAAAGCCCGTTTTTTTGGCAATAGCTCCACGAGATAAACCAGCTGATTCTTCAAAAGCGGTTTGTCCAATCCCTTTGATTTTTAAATATTCAACAAATCTTTCTTTTGTGCTCATCTTTTTTGGGTTTTACTGTTATCTTTCAGTATATTTGTGTCGGAATCAAGTTGCGGATGATTTCGACTAAATTGTTTAACTGTTCCCATTAAGGGACTATATAGGCGACTTAACTTCAAACCGCAACTTTGGAGTTGGTCGCTTTACTTTTATAGTTATGGTAATAATCAATCCTTTTCTATTTGAATCAATGAGAATGCAAATAGAAGAGTCATCTCATACGCCAAACAAAACAATCTGTAAGGATCCATTTAAAGAATCAAACAGGCTTATTGATAATGCAAAAGAATCATACTTCAAGATCTTGGAGGAAGAGAAGCGCGCTATCAGAGAAAGTGCCAATCCTTCCGAGTTTAATCTTTAGTTTCCTTGTGAATGCATCGTCAAACAGTGTATATCCATATCGTGTTTTAAGTTCTTTCAACTGATTAATAACATAATCTATATCTTCCTTATCTTTAGTCTTTTCAGTGGTCTCAAGCATCATGTAAATAGATTGCCTTATATCTGCTATATTTTTTAATTTCATAGCCATGTGTAGCAGGCGTATCTCTATATACATCATAGTTTTTGCTGTATGAATTACATGATGGTCACTTATGTCCTGTAATTTTTCTTCTATTTCATTTTTAAGGTCGTTTTTTAACCCAAAAATGTTATATCCAACCATTACGGCTAATGCTCCTACAACGAAAGAAAGAAAAGCAATCATAGAATCGAATAGAGTCCATGTTACAGGCTCGTATTTGCATAGCCATAGCAATATTGCAATGACACTTAATCCAAGTGCTATCCAATTTCTATTTCTGTCTTCTTTCTTCATATTATAATAAGGTATAACCTGCTCTAATAGTTAAATAGTGTTGTTGTACTACTATTTTTCAGTAAAAAGAATCTATTACTGAAAAATAGTAGTATCTTTGCATTATCAAATTAAACTGATACAAAGAAACGAAGATTAATTCAGATTTCAAATAGTATAAACATATTAAAATACACGATTATGAGAACAAGAGAATTTTTACACGAAGTAATGAGCCTTGCTTGGCAGTTCGTTAAGCGTAATGGCTACACCATGAGCGAAGCAATGAAGGTCGCTTGGGCTAATTTGAAACTGAAAGGTGAGATGAAGAAGAAGATAGTGAAGTTCTACTTCAAAAAAGTGGACGGTTCTGTTCGTGAGGCATACGGTACACTAAATGAAAAGCTGATGCCTGCCATCACTGGTACTGACAATAGAAAGAAGAATGATACCGTCCAGACTTACTATGATACTGAACGCCAAGAATTCAGATGCTTCAAAAAAGCTAATCTGATGTCAATCGCATAAAAGATATGGATATGAATGCTTACACGATTAACCAGCAGTTGGATAGCCTTTATAAAGATTTAGAGGCAGCTTACAACAACGATGAAAGGACTGTTTGCCTGATGTTCAATGCTGATAGCAAGAAAGAAGTTATCCAGTTGATAACGGATGAGATAGACAGTTTGGAAGATGCCTTAAAAGGTTTTGAGACTTGTGAAGATGATGGCATGGATTACGATGCTCTATGCCGGATACAAGGTATCAGTCGATACGCATAATACACGATTATGCAATGCACGACAGCCCTACGGACGGATTGAACGGCAACCGATAGCGAGAATCGGGTAGGGTACTATTGATTGGTTCTTTGACATATTGATACGATAAAAAGATATATTTCTGCGAAGGCACGTAAGCGAAGCCAGTGATGGTGGATAGTGGTGGGTGCAAGTGGAACGGAATTGACACCGATAGCAACCGAGGATAAGCCGACAATGGGCGAATGGTTGTATATGTCTGATGGTGGTAAAGCCACGAAGTTGAAATGATTTTTACTTTCAGCACGCCAATTTGTCTTTAGCGTGGTGAGTATGCTTGGTTAGGCACAAGTATCGCTGAAAGGTCTTATAGTCTGTACTGAACTGAAATAAGGTTCTGCTATTCGATTAGGGTACAGATACTTATTTAAATTTATACGATTATGAAAACAATCCAATTCGTTTTATCTATATTGGTTAGTATATGTGCTGCCGGTATGCTTTACGGGGCTATTACTACTTACAGTCCTATGAAAATATTCTCTATCACTATAATGAGTGTTATATGTGTAGGGTGTGTGTCGCTCATGAGAATAACTTATAGAGAACTTAAAACAGACCGCTAAAAGGTAGTCCTATAATCCGGCACAAGGCGCATGGGGATGAGTGCACAATCACCTTGTAAACCAGCTGGGCGGTAATTTATGAAGTAGCATTGTTGGAATGCGTGTAAGCGATTAATTGTTGGTATTAACTTATATTCTAATTTATATATTCATTTAGCTTACAAGAAGTAGGTTCGACTCCTACCTTTTTAACGACATTTTAAATTTATACGATTATGACAGTGGAAGAATTAAGAGGCATGACGCATGAAGATTTAGTAAGGCGTGTGCAGGAACTGGAAGAGGCTAACGAGAAATTAGCTGAAGAGAAAAATACATGGTATAAATCTTGGAGTGATTTGAAACAGAAGTTTGATCATTTCAAAAATGCGGTTAAAAGCATTGTTCTGATAATAGATTAGATATTCGTGTTTTATATTGTGTTTGTACTGGGTGTGCCGTCCGTGAGGATAGTGCACCTTTTTTAAAAAAGGATGGTTAGCTTATCGGTTAGAGCTTCGTATTGCGCAAACAATTGGCACGATTGAGAGGGGTTCGATTCCCTTACCATCCACGAATCATTAATTAAATTTTACTCTTATGGCAAAAGAACTGAAAGAAAGAACAGAAATCAAGAAAAAGCTGAAAAAGAAGAATGACAGAATCAGCTTTGACTTTAGCGACAAACTTGCCGGACAGCTTCGCAGGTGTACCGCTGATCTTAACAGGCTGGCAAGGATTGATCGGATAATAGACAAGAAGCAAACTTTGTATTCGGTGGACACTAACAGGGAAGCCGGATATATTGAGGTTATTCGCAATTATTAATCAGCTGACTTACACGATTATGAAGAGAGTTTTTAATGAACTTACACCTGAATGCGAGATTACGGCACGAATGTATGCACAAGGGTATGAGAAAAAAGAAATTGCAAACCTCAAATGCCGAGCGGTCAGCACGATAAACAACCAACTGCAAAGAGCTTTTGAGATTTTGAACGTAAGGAACGGCAGAGAACTGGCAACCATGCTATATGAGAGAATAGCTGGTATGAAGTTCACGATGGACTTTTCACCTACTATTAGGTCGGCTGTTGCTTTCTGCCTGTTGTGCATCTTTTCTTTTTCGCTCTATCACGAACAGGGCGATATGAGAAGGGGACGAAGAACGAGAGTTGAACGAATTGAAAGAACTGGACGGTATGGAGGTAAGACTTGAATTATTTGAATTTAAAAATATCTGCATGGACATGGCGGAGCTTGGTGCAGCTGCCAGTGAGAAGAAACGGTCTCCTGTATCTGATGAAATCAAGCAAAGAGAAGCGTTCAGATGGTTAAAGACACTTGGGTATGAACCTAACTTTTTGGAAAAGTTAGAGAAAGAAGGATTGGTGCATAAGAAAAGAAAAGGCTCATCCAGAAATTCTCCTATCATATATTCCAAGTTCGAGATACAATCCGCTATTAATGCTTTTAAAATGAGTAAATATCTGAACAAATAACCCTATAAAATTTACGATTATGTCACTGATTAAGAAAAGTAATGAATTAGTTATCCCGACCACCGTGAAGATGATGATTTACGGTCAAGCCGGAATGGGAAAGAGTACGGTAGCATTGAGCGCACCGAAACCGCTGCTGTTGGACTTCGATAACGGCGTGAAGCGCATGAACATGGCGCACTTGGAGAATATAGACACGGTACAGGTCACTTCATGGAGCGATGTTCAGCAAGTTCTTCAAGAGGACTTGTCCGCTTATCAGACCATTGTAGTAGATACCATCGGCAAGATGATGGACTTCATCATTACTCACAAGTGTGGAACCCGCCAGCCGTCCATCCGTGATTGGAGCGGTATCAATGCAGAGTTTTCATGGATGACACGAACACTTTCGGGGCTTAACAAGCACATCATTTTCGTTGCCCATCGCGACACAAGAAAAGAAGGTGATGATACGGTGTTTATCCCTGCCTTGCGTGAAAAATCCTACAACTCTATCGTTACTGAACTGGATTTGCTCGGTTATCTTGAAATGAAAAGCGAAAGAGGCGTCCAAAGACGTACTATCACTTTTGACCCAACTTCAAGAAATGACGGTAAGAATACTTGCAATCTTCCTTCAGTGATGGAAGTTCCTACCATCCTTGACAAGAATGGTAATCCAACCGCAAAGAACGACTTTATCACCGCCAAGATAATCAATTCGTATTTGGGTATGCTTGCTGCCAAGAAAGAGGCACAGGAAAAGTATGATAAAGTTATTGAAGAGATAAAAGAACAGATCGAACTTATTACGGATGCGGAATCTGCCAATAATTTTATCGCGCAAATAGATAACTTTGAGCACGTTGGTTCTTCAAAGCAAATGGCGGCAAAGTTGGTAGCTAACAAAGCGAAGTCTTTGAATCTGAAACTTAATTCAGAAAAGAAATATGAACCAGCAGCCTAAATATCGTATTTACGCAACGCTTCTTGATGCCTTTGGGGCATATCTGAATAGTGATGTGATTTGGGATAAGTACTGGGGGTGGTCAGAAAATCCACCCCATACTCCCGAAGAATTTCACGAACAACAGTTTCAAGAACTGATAGACCGGATTAACCGCAAGCCATTCGATAGCGAAGCGGCAGACCGTGGTACGGCTTTCAATGAAATCATTGATTGTATGATTGAGAACCGTAAATCTTCTATAATGGAAATTAGCAAGGCATATCACGATGACGGAAAACTTTACGGGATAAAAGCTGTTTACAACAATCGCACTTTCACTTTTCACATTGACCTTTGCCGCGAGTTTGCCAACTACTACAAAGGAGCATTAACCCAACAAAGAGTAGAAGCCATCTTGCCTACTGCATACGGTAGTGTATTGGTTTATGGTCTGATTGACGAACTGATGCCTACCAGTGTTCACGACATCAAAACAACCGGTAGTTATACCGTGGGAAAGTTCAAAGATCACCACCAGCATTTAGTTTATCCTTATGCTCTTATGCAGAATGGGTCTGATGTACGGATATTTGAGTATAACATTGTAGAGTTCAACAAAGGCGGTTATGTGGTAGATACCTATACAGAAACATACGTTTTCAATCCTGAACGTGATATTCCTATTCTTACTAATCATTGTGAGGAGTTTATCCGGTTCTTGGAAGAAAACAGAGAACTTATAACCGATAAAAAGATTTTTGGAGGAGAAAATTAATGGCAAACCAAATAACCGGACGGATAATCGAAATTGGACAAACCGTTCAAATACCATCCAAAAACGGTGGTTCCTCATTTACAAAACGGGAGTTTATTTTAGATGCTACTACTTACGACCCTTATACGGGAGAGCGTAGCGAGTATGAAAACATTATTCCCTTAGAGTTTTCAGGCGATAAGTGTGCAGAACTTGACCGCTTTAATCAGGGTGATGTTGTTACTGTATCATTTGTCTTACAAGGTCGTTCGTGGACGAACTTGGATGGAGAACTTAAACGTATGGCATCCATTCGATGTTATAAGATAGAGGCACGTGGTGGTGTATCACAACCTCCCCAAACTGCACCTGCACAACAGCCTGTTCAGCAGCCGACGCCACAGTCTACCTATCAACAACTGCCGGATTTTCCGCCTCCTGTTGATGCGAATGGTAATCCCAAGGACGATTTGCCATTTTAGCGTATGATTTTCGACTTGAAGAATGAATATATGGAAGAAATTTGGAAAGATGTAAAAGGATATGAAGAGTTATACCAAGTGTCTAATTATGGTCAGATACGTTCAGTTGATAGAACTGTTGGATATAGGTATAAAGGAAAACAAAGGATATACAAAGGTCGTATGTTAAAGCAAGTTGTAAGAAATGGATATTTATCTGTAAGTTTATCGAAAGAAAATAAACTAAAACAGAAAAATATTCATCGACTTGTTGCCGAAGCCTTTCTACCTAATCCATTTAATTTACCTGTAATTAATCATATAGATGAAAATAAGAAGAATAATATGGTTTCTAATTTGGAATGGTGCTCTTGTGCCTATAATACAAATTATGGTAGCGGTAGAAAGAAACAAGCAGAATCTCAACAGAAGGTAGTATTGCAGTATGATAGGAGTGGAAATTTATTAAATCAGTATCCATCTGCAACGATTGCGGCATTAAAAAATGGCTATAATCTTAAAACTATATCTCAATGTTGTCGAGGACATATTAAAAGTGCATATAATTATATATGGAGGTATAAATATGATATTTAACCTAAATAATTCTTTTGAACATGATAGGTTTAAAGAGTATGTAAATCAATTATATAAGCAAAAGGCTATTGTGGAAGTGAAAAAGAAACTACCTAACCGCACGCTTGCTCAAAACAGCTACTTGCATCTTCTTTTAGGGTATTTCGGTAGTGAGTACGGTTGCAGTCTCGACGAAGCAAAAATTGATTTTTATAAGAGGACTTGCAACCGTGATTTGTTTGAACGTAAGACGGTCAACAAGAAAGGCAATGAAGTAACTTATTTGCGCAGTTCTGCCGAGCTGACAACAGGTGAAATGACTTTGAGTATTGACCGTTTCCGAAACTGGAGCGCATCTGTGGCAGGTATCTATTTGCCTGCCGCTAACGAACAACAGATGCTTATCTACGCACAACAAGAAATTGAACGTAATAATGAATTTATTTAAAAATTGAGATTATGAAGAAAAGAAAATTTCCCCAAGATGTAGCAAGATTCTTTCATCCTGAAAAATCAATCAACCCTAAATCCAGCGGTATTCACCAAATAGAGAAAGCCTCTCAAAGAAGCTATATTCCAGTTTATAATACTATGGGTACTGCAAGAAAGGTTTACAATGAGTTTGGCAAAATAAGTTATAGATAATATGGACAAATTTTTAGGACAAGACATTCCTGAACAGGAACGATGGCAGTTTCTTCAGGACAATGCCGATGCAGTGGAGAAAATCGGTTATACTCACCGATTCACACCCGAAGAATTGGCGCAAAAGAAAGAAACATTAGCTGAAGTATCAATCACCATCAATGATATTGAGATAGAAAAGAAAGAGGCTATGGACGAGTTCAAAGAACGTCTGAAACCTTTGAACGAAGAAAAGCAGGAACTTTTGGACCACATTAAGAGAGGTTCTGAGTTTGTAGAAAATGAAGAATGTGCCAAAATCCTCTATCACGAGGAAAAGATGGCAGGATTCTATAACAAGTTGGGTGAGCTGGTTTATAGCCGCCCGATTATGCCGCAAGAAATGCAGAAGACAGTATTCAGTATTAACCGTAAAACAGGAACAGAATCATGAGCGAAAACAAAATTAACTTGGTTGTGCCGAAAGACTATAACGGCAAACCTATCGAAGTAGTATTGCGTGAAGGTGAAGCACCCGTAGCACTTGACCCGAAAGAACAGGAAAGAGTAGTTATCAATGGAACGATAGATGCACCTCTCAGATGGTTGGAGAAACGTGTCGAACTGATTAACCAGAAAGCGACCAATATCATTGTAAATCGTGATAAGATGGGGTTAGCATTAACTATTGATGAAACCAACTACTATCAGACTGAAATCAACGGTATTTTGCAGCCTTCAAAAGAAATGCAGGAGTTTGGTATCAACGTTGAAAAGAAATGGGAGCCCATCAAGTTATCTAAGTTCATCAAAATGCACCGTGCTTTCTTTACTGACAAGTCACAGAATATGATGCTTGTATCTACTTTGAAGAATTTCAAAGCAAAGGTAAACCAAGACATTGAGCGCAGCAAGGAGGAAAACGGCAGCAAAGTTGACAACTACTCGCAGGTGGTTGATTCCAATTTGCCGAAATCATTCAAACTGAACATCCCTCTTTTCAAAGGCTTTGCCTGTGAAGAAATCGAAGTTGAGATTTACGCTGATGTAGACGGTAGAGATGTTTCCCTTTCTCTTGTGTCGGCTGGCGCAAATGAAGCAATTGAGGAATACAAGAATAAAGTCATTGATGTACAGTTGGATGCCATCAGACAGATTGCACCAGACATTGTAATCGTTGAGGTGTAACTTTGTTAACCTGCCTGTCCGGTCTGTGAAGATGGGGCGGGCGAAAATGGGGGTGCGCAGTGGAGTGCTTTTGACTTTCGAGAGGTGCACATGGTAGAAAGTACGGTACGTGAGATATAAGGAGGTAATTAACCTTAGAAGTAGCGCAAAAGGATATAGTCCTTAATTGGGTGTTCGAATCGCTCCATCTCCACATAAATGGCATGGGTTAGTAAATAATGGTTGTGCCCCGGAGAATACGCTTCGGGGCTTTTAATTGTAACGTATGGAAAGTTGGCAAGAAGTGACAGATTTAAAAACGAGTATTGTACGGCATTTCCAAGAAGAGGTTGGTGCTTCGTATGACTTTAGAGATATTATAGACAATCTGGATGACGATGAGGTTTTGGATTCTATCATAAGTTGGGCGAAAAATAACGGAGTAAGAATTTTTAATGACAAGATATGCCATACTACATAAAACGAACAAAGGCCAAGAAGAAAGACAAGCCTTTACCCTTGTTTGATAAAGCAGGGGTAACAGTAAAGAAAAAGCCGGATTTGAAAGCTAAGCTCGACAAGGAGTTTTCCCTTTTTATCCGGCTTCGTGATGCAATGCCAAACGGGTATTTTAGATGTATCTCGTGCGGACAGATAAAGCCGTTTACACAAGCAGACTGCGGGCACTATTTCAGTCGTACACATTTGGCAACACGGTTTGATGAGAATAATTGCCATGCCGAATGCCGGCACTGCAACAGGTTCAAAGCCGATCATTTGGAAGACTATCGGGTGAATCTGATAGCCAAAATCGGGCAACAGAAATTTGACTTGCTGAAAGTGAAAGCTGATGGTACTTCCAAAATGACTGATTTTGAGTACGAACAGCTAATCAAGTATTACAAAGCACTTAATAAGAAATTACGAAAGGAGAAAGGGTTATGAGTTATAAAAAATCATGTAATAAGATGCCTGATTTGTCAGGACATAAGTTCGGTAGATGGCTTGTATTGCATAAGGATTTGGATAGATTAGACCATAAAGGAATTAAATCTTATTATATCTGTCAATGTGATTGTGGTTCTATTCATTCTGTTAGTGCTTATGGATTACGAAATGGAACATCAAAAAGTTGTGGGTGTAAAACAAAAGATAGAATCACTAAGTATAATTATAGGCACGGTTTGTCAAGAACTGATATTTATAGGATTTTTAGATGTATGAAAGAACGATGCTATTCACCTAAACATTCAAGCTATAAAAATTATGGAGGCAGGGGAATAGGTATCTGTGAAGAATGGAAAAATAATCCTGAGTCGTTTGTTAATTGGGCTTTGAATAGTGGTTATCAAAAAGGGCTTACTATTGATAGAAAAGATGTAAACGGAAATTATTCTCCTGAAAACTGTAAATGGGCTACCAGAAAAGAGCAGGTTAGAAACCGAACTAATACTGTATATATACATATTGATGGCAATCGGTATTCTCTTTCTGAATTTTGCGAAAAGCATAATCTTAGTTATGGAGCCGCATGGCAGAACTTTAGGAGAAATAATAGAAATGAAGAATTATTAATCAAATACTTATTGAGAAAATGCAATTCCGTTTGAGAGATTATCAACAGAAAGCCTCTGATGCTGCCGTTTCTTTCTTCAATAACAAGGCGAAGAAAACAAATGCCATTATGGTGTTACCTACGGGCAGCGGAAAGTCGCTTATCATAGCAGATATAGCCGCAAGGCTTGACGGTCATACCTTGGTGTTCCAGCCCTCGAAGGAAATACTCGAACAGAATTTCAAGAAACTCTGTTCATACGGTATTCTTGATTGCAGTATCTATTCATCATCCTTTAACTCAAAGGAGATAAGCCGGATAACATTTGCCACCATCGGCAGTGTGAAGAATCATCCCGAACTGTTTACCCACTTCAAGAACATCATTGTGGATGAATGTCATCTTGTAAACCCCAAAGAGGGAATGTACAAGGATTTTTTTGATGCAGTGAAGTGTAAGGTTCTTGGGCTGACAGCAACGCCATACCGTTTAAGCTCCAGTCGTGATTTCGGCTCCATGCTGAAATTTATCACTCGGACAAAACCTCATGTCTTTTCAGAGGTCATTTATCATGTACAGGTATCAACCCTATTAGATATGGGCTACTTGGCGAAGTTGGATTACTATTCAATGAATCCTTCAGGGTGGAATGAACTTAACTTGAAAGTAAATACTACTGGTGCCGACTATACGGATAGGTCAGTTCAAAAAGAATATGAACGGATAGACTTCTACGGTTATCTCGTTCATATCGTCCAAAGGCTGATGAATCCCAAAGCCGGAGGAAAACGGAAGGGTATTTTGGTCTTTACCCGTTTTTTGAAAGAAGCGGAACGGTTAACGATGTCAATACCCGGTTGCGCTATCGTTTCAGGTGATACTCCTAAGAAAGAACGTGAACATATTCTTGAGGCGTTCAAAGCTGGTGAAATTCCAGTAGTAGCTAATGTGGGTGTACTTACGACTGGCTTTGACTATCCGGAACTTGATACGGTCGTTATGGCACGTCCTACAATGTCACTTGCCATGTGGTATCAGATAGTCGGTCGTGCCATCCGCCCGCATCCTTCTAAAGAATGTGGATGGATTGTGGATTTATGCGGTAACATCAAACGTTTCGGAGAGGTGTCGGATTTACGATTGTTTGATAGCGGTAATGGTAAGTGGGCTGTATTTTCTAACGGAAGGCAATTAACTAACGTGAGATTCTAAGACTATGGACGAAGGATTTTTGAGGCTAAGCCGCAGGTTTTTCTCGAATGAAATGTGGAATGAAGCCCGTACTTTTAGCAGTTGCGAAGCGTGGTTAGACTTAATTCAGTCTGCACGATTTGAGGCAACGCCCCGAAAGGAGAGTATCGGAGGTCGAGAAATCTCTTATTCAAGAGGTCAATATCCTGCATCCATAAGATTTCTGTCACAGCGTTGGAAATGGTCTGAAAAGAAGGTGCGTTCCTTTCTTGTGCATCTTAGAAAGAAAGGTATGATAACTGTTGAGTGCAATCAAGGAATGAACCTTATAACCTTATGTAAATATGAAGAATATAATCCAATGGGCACAACCAAGGGCACAAGTAAGGACACAGGTATTGAAAAGGAAATCAATGAATTAAGACACGAATGGGCACAACTAAGGGCACAACTTGGGGCACAGCCCATGAACAGCAATCTACCGCAATCCGAACTTTTACAAAAATCAGGGCACACAGAGGGCACAAATACAAAGAAAGAAGAAAGAGAGTATATAGATATATCTCTACATCAAAAGAAAGAAAATACTCCTGACGGAGTATCAAAGAAAGCCAAGCTTTCTTCGCCCTCCCCCTCTGAAAAGATTGATTACAGCGGATTGATGGAATACTATAATACCACATTCAAAGACAGACTCCAGCAGATAAGATCAATGACTGATGTGAGAAAAAAGGCTGTAAAAGCCCGGATAGCCCAATATGGGAAAGAGTCAGTGAGGAGTGTTTTCAATCTCATTCTTCAATCCCCGTTCTTACTTGGAGCTAATGACCGCAATTGGAAATGCGACTTTGATTGGATTTTCAAACAAGCAAACTTTACTAAAATATTGGAAGGAAACTATAATGGGACAAGACTTAGTAAAAATCAACAGGATAGCGAGCAGCGAAAACGTGATTCAGTTCTTGCAGTCGCTACAACCGTTAGAGAAGCTGCCGCAAAAAAGAGAAAGGAACTTGAAGCAGAGGGCGTTATTGAATAAATATCCCGATCCTGCACAATTCATTCTTGATTACAACCCTGATTTGCAGTTCAAACTTGTCAGATGTAATGCAACCCATTCAGAACTGGCGTTGAATGACAGCATTCCGAGTTTAGGGCTATTGTCTTCTACTTATGGGGATGAAACACCGATAGAATGGCTAAAGATACAATTTGGCTCATTGAATGACTTTGCAGAAGTTTCAACCAAGATAGCGAAAGAGCAACTTTCTGAACTATCGGAGATATTCCTTTCGGAGTATTATTATATAAATGCCGCTGAAATCTGTTTTTTCATAGCACGGTTTAAGTCAGGGAAGTATGGGCGGTTCTACGGTTCAATAGATCCATTGAAAATAACAAGTGCGATGCTGGACTACGTTTCTGAACGTCGGAAAGATATTGAACGGAAAGAGCGTGAACGATACAGAAACCAACGTGAAAAAGAGATAGAGGAGCGTGGAGATAACAGAATCTCTTATGCTGAGTACATTGAAATCAAGCACCGTGCTGATGCAGGAGATGAGGAAGCTAGAAAAATGCTGATATCACCATGAGAATAACCGTTTACTGGGTAACAAGAAATCCGGATGTTATCGTAAGAATCCGGAAAAAGTTCAATATCCCAAGTTATACTTCCGTGAACTACGAAACAGAATGTGAAATCAAGAATGAAGACTTTCCACTGTTAGAAGAAACAGAACGAAGGGGATTCATTCGAATTAGAAATAAGAATACACGATTATGCAAGGAACAGACAAACTGAATACGATAACCAACATCGTATTTGTCCTCACGGACGTTTTAGAAACCAACCTTCTAGAAATGCAGCAGCAATACAAGAAGGAAGGCTTTGAATTGCGGCACGATTCAAAAAGAAACTTCAACACAGCCATAGCCGCGATAAAGAGATTGAAAAGTGATGTGAATCATTGCAGCGAATCCACTCAGGAAAACTTCGGCAATGATTCTGACATGGTGAACGCCATGTTGCTCACACTGATTGACAGATGCGGTGATGATGACAACCTCGCTTATAAGATGTACGAATACATTAAATCTTTCCCGTCCAAACTGAATCTGGACTTGGATAATGCGTTCAGCCACCTGTTTAAAAAGGAGAAGTTATGAAATCGCAGAAAAATATCTTAAAATCCATTGAAGGTCTGTCCGATATAGAACTATTTGTTATTGATCTCTTTTGTGGCGCCGGTGGCTTATCCGAAGGTGTGGAAGAAGCACGATTGGATGGAAATAGATGTGGAAAGGTTGTTTGCTGTGTGAACCATGACAAGAATGCCATCCTTTCACATGATGCCAATATCCCTGATGCACTTCACTTTATTGAGGATATCCGTACACTGGAACTTTCCCCGATAAGCACTATTGTAGAACGTATCCGCCAGCTATACCCTGATGCCATGATAATGCTTCATGCCTCTTTGGAGTGTACTAACTTCTCGAAAGCCAAAGGCGGTCAGCCGAGAGATGCCGACAGCCGAACGTTGGCAGAACATCTCTTCCGTTATATTGATGTTATAGACCCTGACTACATTCAGATTGAAAATGTAGAAGAGTTTATGTCATGGGGAGATATGGATGAGAATGGGAAACCTATCAGCATGGACAAAGGCCGGCTTTATCAAAAGTGGGTGCGCAATGTCAAGAAGTACGGTTACAACTTTGAGCACCGCATCTTAAATGCTGCCGACTTCGGTGCCTACACCACAAGAAAACGCTTCTTCGGCATCTTTGCTAAAAAGAACTTGCCGATAGTATTCCCAGAACCGACCCACTGTAAAGGTGGTAGGCAAGATATGTTCTCGCGGCTGGAGAAGTGGAAGCCGGTAAAAGATGTGCTTGATTTCTCTGATGAAGGAACTACCATCTTCAGGGAAAAGCCTCTTGCAGAGAAAACGCTTGAACGTATCTATGCCGGACTTATCAAGTTTGTAGCCGGAGGAAAGGATGCCTTCCTCGTAAAGTATAATTCTATGAGCCGTACAGGGAAATATAACGCTCCTGGGATTGACGAACCATGTCCGGTGGTAGCCACGCAAGGCAGACTTGGAGTAGCGCAAGTTTGTTTCCTCTCTAAGCAGTTTAGCGGACACCCCGACAGCAAGAACGTATCAGTGGAAGAACCGGCTGGAGCAATCACTTGTAAAGACCACCACGTTTTTGTATCGGCTTACTATGGGAACGGGCATAATCATTCGGTGGAACTTCCTGCACCTACGGTCACAACGAAGGACAGGATGGCTTTAATTGAAAGCCAATTTATGTGTTCTTATAACTTTAAGGATACAGGAAAGGATATTAACCAGCCTTGTCCTACACTTCTGACGAAAGACAGACTTTCTCTTGTATCTCCGTTTTTTATGAACCAATATTCTGGAGGTGGTCAGGTGTCTGATATAAACTCACCATGCCCCGCTGTTACCACAACACCGAAACAAAACTTAGTAATATGCCAGCCGTGGATAATGAATACTGCATTCTCAAATGTAGGTAGTAGTATAGAGGAACCCTCCCAGACCATTACCGCAAACAGGAAATGGCATTATCTGATGAATCCACAGTTCAACAGTGCTGGCGGCTCTGTTGATAGCCCCTGCTTCACATTAATAGCCCGCATGGATAAGATGCCGCCCTATCTGGTAGCAACAGAAAGCGGTCAGGTAGCGATTGAAATCTACAACAATGATAGTCCTATGACCGTGAAGATAAAGGAGTTCATGGCACTGTATGGCATAGTGGATATTAAAATGCGGATGCTTCGCATTCCGGAACTCAAAAAGATTATGGGATTCCCTGAAGATTATGTTTTAATAGGCACACAAGCTGACCAAAAGAAATTTATCGGGAATGCGGTGGAGGTTACACAAGCGAGAAAAAATACTGAAGCACTTTGTAAAGTATTGAAAAAGTTGAGATTGAAGAAATTAAAAGAAATAGCTTAATGGAAAATGGAAAACTTATATTAGATGCCTGCTGTGGCAGTAGAATGTTTTGGTTTAACAAACATAATCCTCTTGCCTTATTCGTTGATAAGAGATCAGAGATAGTAACAGCCAAGGATAGAGATAAGATCAGAACCATAGAGATAAGATCAGAACCATAGAGATAAAACCGGATATAATAGCAGATTTCACCCACTTGCCGTTTGAGGACAATTCTTTCTACATGGTGGTATTTGACCCACCTCATCTAAAAACACTTGGTGAAACCTCATGGATGGCTAAAAAGTACGGAAAACTGCCGAAAGACTGGCAGTCACTAATACACGATGGATTTACTGAGTGTATGCGCGTCTTGAAGCCTAACGGCACGCTTGTATTCAAATGGAACGAGAGTGAAATAAAAACAGTGGATGTATTGTCTGTTATCCCTTTTAAACCTCTATTTGGACATACCACTGGAAGGCAGAGCAAAACAATATGGATGTGCTTTATGAAACTGCCAATTAACGAATAACGGTACGGAAAGGAATAAAATGATAATAGCTTGGTTTAGTTGCGGTGTAACATCCGCAGTTGCTTGTAAGATTGCATTGAGCTTGTATAACGATGTACAACTCTATTATATCGAAACTGGTTTCGGGCATCCAGATAATGTCCGATTTATCTCAGATTGCGAGAGATGGTACGGGCAGCCAATTCATACCATTCGCAGCGATAAGTTTTTCAACGTAAAAGATGTACTGATTAAAAAACGGTACATCAATGGTCCTACTGGTGCAGCTTGCACATTCGAACTAAAGAAACAAGTCCGTTACAAGCTGGAGAAGGAACTTGGTTCTTGGGACGGTCAAGTTTGGGGATTCGACTTTGACCCGAAAGAAATCAATCGAGCTATCCGCTTTAAACAGCAATATCCTGATACAAAGCCGTTGTTCCCACTTATCGAGCGACAGATAACCAAAAAGGATGCAATGGGAATGCTTTGGAAGGCCGGCATTGAAATCCCAGCCATGTACAAGATGGGCTATAATAACAATAATTGTATCGGTTGCGTGAAAGGTGGCATGGGCTATTGGAATAAAATCCGGAAGGACTTTCCGGAAGTATTTGCTCGAATGGCGCAGATTGAGCGTGATGTTGGAGCTACCTGCCTAAAGGATAAAGACGGTCGTATCTTCCTTGATGAACTACCAACGTGGCGGGGTGACCCAGTAGAAGAGATTATACCGAATTGCTCGCTTATCTGCCAGATAGAGTTTCAAGAGATAATCGACAGACAGGTAGAACGAGTTTTAAAAGGAGAAAACAGTATTAATGATGTAACCTAATTAGCTTCAAACTGAACAGAAATGAATGATGGAGTTTATTTTGACCAAAATGGTAACGAGGTAATCGTAATCAATGGATTTGAATACTCACGAGAAGAATTTGATTCCCTTGTGGATATGTGTGGAGATTGCAATATGTAATAACAAAAGAAAGAAATGAGTAAAACAACAATTTATTATCTATTCCTAATAGCAATGTATATGCTGCTAGGATAGATGGAAAGGAGAAATATGGATAAAGATAAATTCAACAAAGCAATAGAAATCAACAATAAAATAGAGGAATACAAAGATCATAAGATGGCACTTGAAAATTCTAACATAAAATATGGTGGTGGATTGATATTTACATACAACAGAATGCACAATGATGTACCATTAAAGGAAGAAATTTTTGGTAAGAATTTCCTTCAGTGCTATATGTATGCTTTGGATAGTAAGATAAAAGAATTACAAAAAGAGTTTGACGAATTATGAAAAAAGATATGAAACAGACAGTAGAAGAAGCAGCAAAAAAATATTCCAATGATTGCAGAAACAGGCAGCTTCATTGTGAACCATACTGCATTGTTGACTTTATTTCTGGTGCCGAATGGCAGTCGAAGCAATCTCCTTGGATAAGCGTTAATGAACGGTTGCCGGAGCCAAACAAGCTTGTCCTTTGCAGAATGGTATCAAATGGAGCGATTGTTAGTGGCTATATCGTTGTTTCATCCGGGAGATCGCCATACGTTGCGACAGACGGAGGATTTGAATTTGAGGATTGGAACGGCTACGAGTGTGACATGTGGATGTACATCCCGTCTTTTGATGATATACTCGAATCCAACAGGGATGTACTTGAACGGATTAAGGAGAAAGGGGACTAATATGGAAAGGTACAGAATCATACGAGATGATAAGAAATTTGTGTAGGGAGATAATTAAGGAGGAAATTGTCGATAGGTTGTAAATTGATATAAGCCTTAAAAAGAAGGAGGAATAATTATGAGCATATTTACGTTAGAGGAAATGAATCAAGCGATCAATATGGCAGTTGACGAAACATCTAGAAAGGCAGTTGAAGTTCTTTCGTCTGTATTGGACAATTGGGTACATGGCGGTGATGCAGATTGTATCATTGCGGAGTTTGAGGAAAAGTTAAATGAAGCAATTAATGGATAAAAGATGATGGGTGTATAGATGAAAACCATGAAAGGAAATATATTTGACAAAATAAGAAAAGCATCTAATAAATACATAGAGTATATGATTGCTTGTGATGATATAGCCAAAGAAGCACAAAAACATATAGATTGGGATGATAATGTTTCATGTGAATATTATCCGTCTGATGGGATATGTATAATGATAGACGAGCATGTTTGTTATGCTAATACATTCTTTGACTTGGTAGAAGAATTAGAAAACGGTATGATTGATAGGAAAACGTATATGAGAAATTGTATTTGATTATGAAAGTAAAGAACGGAATAATAATAGACGGGATGCTGCATGAATCATCAGAAGGATTTTGTAATGAATGTTCCTTATGCCAGGAATGCTCTAATCTTTTAGATGATAACTATTGTGCCTTCCTCGATTTGGGAATAGGTCAGTGTTTTGTCAGTCGTGGCAAAATAACAGAGATTAAAACAGAGGAGGAAAAGAAATGAAACAGGTATTATCAATCGAACAGATACTGTATTTGAAGGAGCTTGGGCTGGATACAAGCGATGGAAGCATGTGTTTTGAGTGGAATCAATCAGATTCAGACAACATGGTTGTAACCTCTCTGGATGCCGATACGAATTACGACCATTCTCGTAAAACTTACACCTTACAGGACATTCTCGATAAGCTGCCTTGTTTTATTGGCAAAGAAGTGCTGACCATCCAAAAACTTGCAGATAGCTATACATGCTTGTATATGGAATATTATTCTAGATCTATTATAAAGATTACAGAGAGTAAAGAACTCATTGATGCAGCCTATGAAATGCTGTGCTGGTGCATCGAAAACGGATATGTTAAAGTTGGAAAGGAGGAATAACTATGGGATTTACAACACCGTGTTTTATACGCAAAAATACACAGGAACTTCGGAGAGGACTGGAAGAATTGGGGTATAACATACTTAATTCTGGTAATACAACATTAGATGAACATAATTATGACGGAAAGGGAAGTCATAAAAGTATCGAAGAAGGGAAAGCTATTATAACGTCTTATGGTAATTTATATGGAGTGATATATAATGTAGATACTGTCACTAAGAAAGGACGTATTGATTGCGGAATGAACGAGGAACTATTCCTGGCTATCGCTGCATTGAGGGATGATAGTAACTACATGCAGTGGTTTATAACAGATTCCATTCTTAGCGTTTCTTATGGCGATTCTATTGGTAACGATCATTATTTCATAGAGCCAAAAGGCATTATGTTCTTTTGGGATGAAAATTGGAATTATGCAACCATTATTTCAGGACGTTATCACAAGGCTACCGTAAACGAACTGATTGAACACTTTAAAGGAAAGGAGAACCAACCATGACCGAAGAACTTGTAACATTGGAAACAGCAAAGATGCTGAAAGAGAAAGGGTTTAATTGGAAGTGTGAACACACAATAAGTTGCGATAATATTATTAGAAGATACGACATTCCGCAAAGTATGTCATGTTGTACGGAAATAGATAACGAACCAGTTGAATTTTTGTGTCCAGTGTTGTATGTTGCCCAAAAGTGGCTTCGTGAAACTAAGAACCTGCATATCGAAATATCCTATATGTATGGAAATTATTGGACGTATGATATACTGACAATTCCGAGACATGACTTGATAGGATTGTCTGACAGGCCTATTATCCGTTATAATACCTACGAGGAAGCACTTGAAGCAGGATTACAGGAAGCATTAAAACTTATATGATTATGGAAAATATTAATTTGAACGAACTACGGAATATAGCTTATAAGACAGCTTGTGAGCATGGTTTCCACGATAAAAGACTTAGTGAAGAACACTGCCTTTGTCTTGTCATTTCCGAGCTTATGGAAGCTGTGGAAGCGGAAAGAAAGGGAAGATTAGGAAAGAAATGTAAATCACGTTTTGAAATGGACTATAATCGCTATCCTGCATTAGTGGAAGAAGAAAAGCGATTTAAGTGTTCCTTTGAAAAAAATGTAAAAGACACACTTCCAGACGAACTAAGTGATGCGGTTATACGCCTGCTTGACCTTGCAGGATTTCGAGGAATAAGCCTTGAATCTGCTAGTAATGATATTAACTCCGAATATATGGATGATATTGCCTGTATGTACAGCAAATTGAGTTTCACGGAAGCGATATATTCCATATTTACCAAACCAATTGTAGATTACCAGTATCTTTCTACGATTGTAAATGAGATGATATTTTCAATCTTTGCACTAGCCAAACATCTTGGCATAGATTTGCTATGGCATATTGAGCAGAAACAAAGATATAACGAATTAAGACCTAAGTTGAACGGAAAAAGATATTGATTATGAAAACAATTATATTTACAATCATATGTATTATCGCCCTATTATGGGTTGGAGATCTCACAATTACATTTAAGCCGTTTTCCATCTCGTTGCCCGGTTGGTATAAGCCTGTAGGTATCCTTCTATTTTTTCTGTCAATGGCGGTATATACTATAGGGGAATATACTAAAGGCTATAAACAGGGTTTCGATGATGGGATAAAGGAATGTGTTGAAATACTTAAAAAGAAAAATCCATGAGCAAACTATACAAAGTAACCATTTTCGGGGAATCATTCTTAATCGGGTGGTTCCCTTTTTCTTCACGCTGGTATAACAAGCTAAAGATAATCAAATGATAGTACGTCATTTTATAAGAGTTCCGGTTGGAAGTACTGTCTATTGCGACAATCAGCCGGTTAAAATACTAGAGAAAGGATATGCCCTTGCTCTATGTGATGTTAATGGGAAACGGGTATATATCACTTGCTATGATTTGGAAAAGAAACCATTCGTCAGCACGAATGGGGAAAAATGAAAAAGAGCCAACCCACGCACGACCATGAATCAGCTCTTCCTTACACGATTATGATGCAAATATACTATTTACTTTTAAAATAATCGTGTTATGGAACTGGATTTTAACAAAATAATTCGCCTTAAAAAGATTAGAATTGAGAAATCAGAACTTTCAGAGGAAGAAAATACCTTAGCTTCACCGATTTTGAGAGATAAAAGCCTTATTAGGGATATCTATAAAATCTTCGTTGAGCTATTGAATAGCAGAAGTCTTCCCCCTTGTATTGATAGTGTTACCCAGCGGAAGAAGTTCATCTTCATTATCCTGTACCTGTTTTCTCCAAGTTCGCTTGCCGGTGGGAAAATGACAGCTGGGTTACGCGAAGAGATGTCAAGGGTACTTGGGGTTCAGTCCAAGAGTACAATTTCCGACAACTGCGCTGATGTCGTGTTTTTGTATCAGAACTATGGGGATTTCAGCGGGGATATAGAGTATCTTTATACCGAAATCGTAAATCGGTTAAGAATCAAAGGGCTAATCAATTAATGAGCCGGAGTTTAGTGCTCCGGCTTTTGTTATGTGTACACGGTGTTAAAAGTAACAAATATGTTATTTCTTTCTTCATCTTTGCTTGTTTTATTGTAACAAATATGTTACTTTTGTAGTGTCAATTAAAAATGTTCTTTGATTTTATGAAGTATTCAGAGTTTTACAAATTGATTGAATCAGCTGGCTGGACAATCAAAAAGGGAAAGAAACATTATAAATATGTTCATCCCGACTTTGACTACTTTATTCCTGTTGGCAGACATCAGTCTCAAGAGATACCCAATGGTACTCTTGACAGTATGTTGAAAAAGGCAGGGTTAAAGAAGTGAAAGGACTGCACCCACTTCGGTGGGTGCTTTAATTGACGAATTTAAAATACACGATTATGAAGAAGATTAAGGCAATTATTGAAAAGGCGAATGATGGGGGTATTTCCGTATATTCGGAGGATGTGAACGGAGCGTACGGTTTTGGGCTTACAGAGCAGGAAGCGAAAGATGATTTTATGTCCGTACTTGAAGAGCAGGCTGAATATTATAAAGAAAAACATGGAGACTTTCCTGTGTGGTATAAGTCTGGGTATTCTGTTGATTACGTATATGATTTAAGCGGATTCTTCGAGGCATTTCCTTTCATAAATGCCAGTAAGTTTGCAAAGGAAATTGGCATGAATGAATCTGTCATGCGGAAATATAAGGGAAAGATTGTAACTGCTTCCGATAAACAAAGAGCTCTTATACAAGAGAGATATAATAATCTTCTCAGAAGAATGGAAGCTGTCAGATTCTGATATTCTAGCCGTGAGGCTCTGATATAAAATTAAGAACTAATTGACAACAGAAGGCGCATCGTTTTGGTGCGCCTTTATTGCTTTTAATGAGGTTATCAATGAGTAAGCCGGAGTTTAATGCTTTGGCTTATCTAAATCAATAGTAGTGACTTTATCTTGCTCAGTTATATGAAGCTCTGATTTCATCCAAGTATGCAACTTGGGGTTATTATTGTAAGGTCTAATAGCTGTGAATATAGATGCAACTGTTGGGTATTTACTTAAAACAGCTCCAAATGCGCTAATAATACACTTCATATCTGAGCCGGAATTTAGGATAATAATGTCGTTGGAATTTTTATTTCTGACAATGTAGATTTCGGTATTCCAATCCCCCTTATTAACAGTTTCTATAACTTCGACTTCCGATTCTATTTCTTTGAGTTTTTCGTGAATAAATTTAGATTTACCCGAACCTTTTTCACCCTGGATTAATGTAATTTGTCTCATTTATATCTCCTTTCTTATTTTTAGTTTTTCGTTCTAACTCTCCTTTTCTGATTACGCAAATAGCATTCTCATAAGGTTCTTCCGTCTTTTGCCAGTAGTTCAGAAGTGACTGCCGGGCAATTCCAAGTTCTTGACTTGAAAATACATCATAGATGGCAGCAGGTGAAGCAAAGTACCTATGCTTACCAGTTGCTTTCATTTCTACGTGTATAACTCTTCTTTTATCTTCCTTTTCCATGATGCAAATATACTTATATAATTATTATATGTTACATAAAATAATACTTTTATAATTTATTAACTATATAAATAGTATTATTTGTTACATAATATACTATCTTTGCATCATCAGAAACGAAGTAATAACAATTAAAAGATATACGATAATGAAAGCAAAGAATATCATCAGAGAAGTAAGTTACAAAGGTCACATAATAACAGTGTTTGAAGATGGCTTTCATCAAGAATTTGTAATCATAGATAATGACGAATCAAAGCTGTATGATAGCATTGCAGATGCAAAGAGAGTTATTAGAGGCGAGCAACCTTATTACGAAATAAACTGAGTTTAACCAGCAGGGCGAAAGCCCTGCGCAATATAGAAGATTATGAAACGGTATTATTTAGAGCTTAACGGTGTATTTGTGAAAGATTCTAATTCTCTTAAAATCATAACAAGACATTATGAAAATTACCGTAAAAAGTATAAAGACGGTTTAATAGGTGTCTATGACAAACAAACAGGTGAATATATATTTTGATTATTTTAAGTCCTAATCCGGTAGCTTTCGGGCACCACAATATACACGATTATGAAAGCGGATTTAGTTTTAGTTATCAGCCCTGAAGCCCCACTGATGAAGCAACTGGGCAAGGTATTGGGTAAGATGGTAACCCCTTATGACTTCTCTACTATAGAGAGGGGTGAAAAGTACATCACCATACAGCATGATGAAACAGGGCTTGTAGTGGCTTATACGAGTGAAGAAAGATTGAATGTGAAACGATAAATATAGATTGACATGGTAACACCGAAAGAAATTATTGAATTGATAGAGAGTTTACCTAATTCAGAATACCACATATACACAGACGAAAGAGGTGTGACAGTGACTTCTGAATGGCTTGTTGGCAACTTTGCGGGTATGGGATTTGTGGCAGCTACGAAAGAGGATGCAGCACAACGGTTGATTGACTATCTTGACAGACATATTAAGCATGATTCAATAGTGGGTGATATTGTTTGTAAAAGTGGCTATCCTGACTTAAAGAGAGTGAAAGAATATTGCAATAACACTTTTATAGATTAGCTTATGAACTCAATAAACAAAAACGGTTGCAGCGTATGTCAACCCGGTAAAGAGAATTACACTACCTACAACACCAGGTTGAGAGGTAAAAGAGTGAGAATGTACCAGTACGACTACCGTACTGAAAGCGGTGAGTTGTTTTCTTGCTGTGCGCCTACCTTAGAGGCGTGTAGAGAAAGACGGGATAAATGGCTTAGTTCACGACAATAAGCCAATTGTCGTGTATAACGATTGAAGATATTTCGTTATCTTTGGTTGTGGTAGTACCTTTGGGGTACTATCTTTTATGTATAAATTTTATAACGATATAGTGATATGAAGATTAATTATAATGGTCAAGAGATAGAAGCGTATTCGCTCATAATGACAAAAGAAAACGCTTTAGATATTTTGAATGGTAAAAAGAGCATAGAAACACGTATGCTTAGCGCCAAATATGAGAAGATGTTCACGGACTTTGCGCAAGTTGACGAAAACGAGAAATTTAGAAAAGCTGGACGCGAGCAAGAATGTCAACCTATTTTAAGGACTGATATAGAAGCTATTCATTTTTATAGTACTGGTGCACCATGGACACTTGATGTCGCCATTGATGAAATTGGTATAGGCGAAATAACAGAAGAAGGAATAAAGTTCATGCACGATGAATTTGATTTTCATGATTTCGATGAACAGCTAGAAGATTTCAAGAAAAATCCGCCCGAAGAAGTGCCATTGTTCTATTATTTACATATCTGTGAGATTATTCATCATGATGGATTGAAATAATATAAGCCACTTCGGTGGCTTTACTTATTGGTAAAAAGATTGTTTAATTTAAAATTTAAGATTATGGGAGAAACTTACGCAACTGATGCGAGCGGTAATAAATATCGCACTCGAAAAGACTATGAAGCTGGTCGTTTTCAATCTATGGGTAGAAATGCAGCCCAAAGAGCGAGAATTAATCGTAAGGTAGGTGGTAGGATTGCTTGATGATGAAAAAGGCAATAGATATAATAAAAACTATCGCCGAAAGGACTGACAGGGTTATATTGTTTCACTCGGCATCGGGTAAAGACAGTATAGCCCTTTTAGACCTTATTTCACCATACTTTAAAGAAATTGTATGCGTTTATATGTACGTTGTTAAAGACTTATCTCATATTAACCGTTATATAAACTATGCTTGTAATAAATATCCAAATGTTAAGTATGTGCAGATTCCTCATTTTGCAGTTTATTCCTATAGACGCATTGGGTATATGGGATGCGAGAAAAATGAGAAACAGAAACTTTACAGCATGGCTCAGCTTACAGATATAGTAAGGGAGAAATACAATATTGAGTGGGCTTTCTTCGGCTTTAAGCAATCCGATTCAATGAACAGGCGTTTGATGCTACGTACATACGACATGAACGGAATTAATGAAGCGCAAAAGAAGTGTTATCCATTGTCTGAATACAAAAATAAAGACGTCATGGATTATATTAGCAGGGCTGGTTTAATCAAACCGGAATCATACGATTCCAAGCATCAATCATCCGGAACGGACATAACGGATATTAACTACCTTCTTTTTCTTCGTAATAGATTTCCGGGTGATTTGCAGAAAGTTATAAATGAATACCCTTTGGTGGAACGAAAACTATTTGAATACGATTATGAAAGAACTAAAGCAAAGTGAGACAAGAATTATAAAGCGCTCCAAAATAAATCTGAATCCGATTAATCCTAAAAGGCATTCTGATGAGAGGGTAAAACTGCAAAAGAAGAACTTGCAAAAAGTGGGTTTCCTCGGCGGTATCGTATGGAATGAGAAATCGGGAAATCTTATAGACGGGCATCGCAGGATAAAAGCAATGGATTTGCATTATAAATACGATGGTACTTCCAGCACGGATTACAATGTTAAGGTTGAGGTCGTAAATCTGGATGATAAGGCTGAGAAGGAACAGCTTACATACATGGCCGTGGGAAATACTAAACCAGATATTGATTTGATAGCTGATTACATTAATGATATTGATTACTCCGATGTCGGTTTGAGTGAAGCTGAACTTAATGATATTCTATCCATAAGTGGTATTGATGATATTAGATTGTCTGATTCTTTAGATAATTTGCTATCTTCCCCGGTGAAAGAATCAAAGCGTCTTGATAGAACAGAAGAAGAAAAGAAAGCTCACATGAAAGAGGTTAAGCAACAGGTTAAGGCAGTGGCTAAGGAACGCCAACTCAATGAAGAAGCTTACATAATGCTTTCGTTCTCCTCCTACGAAGCTAAGGCTGATTTTTGTGACCTGCTTGGTATAAGTACAGATGATAAGTTCGCTAAAGGGGAAGGTGTTTTAAAACTGATTGAATAAGTATGGCAAAGCCGAAGTTTGATTTTGATGATGAACAGAACCTAATCCGTATTGAGGGTTGGGCACGTGATGGTTTGGACGATAAGCAAATCGCAGCAAACATCGGCTACAGTGAAGCGCATTTCTCTGTGTTGAAAGGTAAATTGCCTAAATTATCTAAAGCATTAAAAAATGGGCGTGCGCCCATTGATTTTGCCATTGAAAGCAAGATTTATCGTAAGGCTATGGGGATGAAGGTAAAAGTTCAACAGGCTATTAAGGTGAAAGATGTGTTTTTCGATGAAGAAGGTCGCAGATGCGAGAAAGAACGGGTAGAGATTGTGGAATTAGACCAAGAAGTACCACCTGATACAACAGCTGGTATTTTCTGGCTCAAAAACCGTAAGCCCGAACAATGGAATAGACCGGCTCCAAGAGCTGAAGATGATGCATATATTCCAACAGACATAGAGCATGGCATCAACATTGATTCTTGGATTAAAGACAAGCTGAAATGATAGTACCTCAAGAAATTTACCATCCATTATACGAGGATAAGGAAAAATTTATAATTCTTATTACCGGTGGGCGTGGTTCGGGAAAGTCTTTCAATGCTTCTACCTTTATTGAGCGGTTGACTTTTGAAATGACTCCCGTAGAGAAAATAGTTCATCAGATTCTTTACACCCGTTACACGATGGTTTCTGCCGGTATGTCTATCATCCCCGAAATGATGGAGAAGATAGATTTGGACGGTACCACGAAATATTTCAAGACCACAAAGACGGACATAGTCAATAAGATGACTAAGAGCCGTATCATGTTTCGGGGTATCAAGACTTCTTCCGGAAACCAGACAGCAAAACTGAAATCCATTCAAGGCATTACGACTTTTGTCTGCGATGAAGCGGAAGAGTGGACAAGCGAAGATGAGTTCGACAAGATAATGCTCTCCATTCGCAAGAAGGGTATTCAGAACCGGATTATCATTATAATGAACCCATGCGATTCCAATCACTTCATCTACAAGAAATACATTGAGAAAACTCACAAGCTGGTAGAGATTGACGGTGTACAGGTTCAAATCTCCACTCACCCGAATGTACTTCATATCCATACCACCTACTTGGATAACTTGGAGAACCTTTCCCCGGAGTTTTTGAAAGAGGTCGAGGACATGAAGGTGAACAACCCCGAAAAGTATGCTCATGTGGTTATCGGCCGGTGGGCTGACGTTGCAGAAGGTGCTGTGTTCAAGAAGTGGGGAATTGTTGACGAGTTCCCGGCTGAATGCAAAAAAGTTGGCATAGGGCTGGACTTTGGGTATAGCATGGACCCCACAGCGATAGTTAGGTGCGGAATATGGGATAATAGACTATATCTTGACGAAGTAGATTACCGAACCGGATTGCTTTCAACCGATATAGTCAAATCGCTTAGACCCTGGGGCATGAAAACTATTGCCGATAGCGCAGATCCGAGATTGATACAAGAAATCCATAACGGGGGAATAAGGATATATGCCGTCGAAAAAGGTGCTGGATCAATCAATGCAGGAATTGACAAAATGCAAAGTCTTGAAATTTTCGTAACCAAGCGTTCATACAACCTGCAAAATGAGCTGAGGAATTATGTATGGGATAAAGATAAAGACGGAAGGTATATAAACACTCCAGTGGATGCAAACAACCACTGCTTTCGTGGAGACACACTGATTACTACCATAAATGGCGATATTCCTATCAAGGATATTCGGGTCGGGGATTATGTTCTTACACGAAATGGTTATAAAAAAGTGCTTAAGAAACACAATAACGGAGTAAGAAAAGTAATTGAAAAAGAAGTCTTTATAGGCTTTGAAAAACGAACATTTTTTGCTACCTTAGAACATAAATTTAACGCAAACGGAAAATGGAAGAAGTACGGAAAATTAACAAAAGGGGACAAGTTGTTTGTTCTATCGAATTTAACGGGAGAGTGTACAAACGGTATCCAAATGGGAAACACCCCAATTATTACTATTGGAAATTTGGACACGGAAACAAACAGAGCGAGATGCTGCATCATGCCGTTTACAAATTCTATCATGGGGAAATTCCGAATGGAAAGATTATCCACCACATTGACCACAATCCGCTCAATAACTCGATTGAAAACCTTGAAGCGGTTTCAAGAAGTGAACATAATAGGCTACATCCGGAGAAAATTGACAATATTGTCAGAATGGGTCTTAACACAAAAGGCGCATATACAAAATCAAATTGGAATCAAAGAAGAATTAAGGCAATTGCCCGATTACAGAGCGAAGAGAGAGTGTGCGAGCAATGTGGCGGACGATTCACAGCAACAAATGTTCATCAGCGATTTTGCTCAAAGAAATGCCATCACAAATGGCAGTACACCTCGCCTAAATGTACGACAGAAATGGTGTGCCAATACTGCGGAATCACATTCATGGGGAACAAGTATCTTAAGCCCAAATGCTGTTCAAAAGAATGCGCACATAAACTGCAAGCAAGTAACAGACGTAAAAACAATAAGTGAAAGCTATTGCGAGGTATATGATTTGACCATTGAAGGTGAACATGAATATTTTGCTAATGGGGTTCTCGTGCATAATTGTATAGATGCTGTACGTTACTATGTATTGGGTGAGCTTCTTGGTAAGATTCAGAAGCCGAAAGATTTAACAGGAATATTCACACATTAAAAATATAAACTATGCCATTGAATTTAGAAGAAATATTAGCATTGCCTGACATCGGGCAGAAGATAAACTACCTGAAGAAAGGTAGGAAGACTGAACTTCCCGACCGTTGCAAACTTTGGGATGATTGGAATCCGGAACGACATGAAATCATGGTTGACAAAAAGAAATATCCGGACAGAAAGGTTCTTGAAAAAGAAGCAGAGAAGCACTTCGATGAAAAAACGGGTAAGACTTATGAAATCGAAGCAAAGTATAAGACTGAACCGGTGAACCGTATCTCCATTCCATTGGAACAGGATATCGTGAACATCCAAACTGCTTTTACAGTCGGCACAGAACCGTCTATGGATTGCACTCCGACTGATGATGATGAAAAGAAGCTGCTGGATGCGGTAAAGGCTGTATTTAAATCCAACAAAATCAAATACCAAAACAAGAAGATTGTCCGTGCCTGGCTCTCCGAACAAGAAGCGGCAGAATATTGGTATGTTACCGATGATGATTCGTTTTGGGCAAAGTTTTGGAAGAAAGTTAAGACTACGTTCGGTGGCAAGGTCAAGCCCACCAAGAAACTGAAAAGCGTGTTATGGTCTCCATTCAGAGGTGATAAACTATACCCGTTCTTTAACGACGAAGGTAAAATGATTGCTTTCTCACGTGAGTATAAAAAGAAGCTCATGGATGATTCGGAGGTCACCTGCTTTATGACTATCACGGACAAAATGGTTTATCAATGGGATTTGTCTAAAGGGTATGAAGAAAGAACGCCTTTTGCTCATGGATTCCCAAAACTACCGGTTCTTTATGCTTATCGTCCTGAACCTTATTGCAAGAAGATAAAGACATTCCGTGTCCGGCTGGAAAAACTGTTATCTAATTATGCTGATTGTATAGACTACCATTTCTTCCCACTGCTGAAGCTAATTGGAGATGTAGAGGGTTTCATGGGTAAGGTTAAGGATAGAATGGTCAAACTTACAGGTGAAGGTGCGGATGCCCAGTATCTGACGTGGAACCAAGTTCCGGATACGGTACGTTTTGAAGCAGAAACACTCACTAATATGGCTTATGATATGTCAAACACTCCAAGAATATCGTTTGAGACATTGAAAGGCATAGGCAAGGCTTCCGGCACTGCTTTCCGCTTCATGTTTATGGGTGCACATATGGCGGTAGAAAATCACGGTGAGGTTATCGGTGAGTTCTTGCAGCGGAGAGTAAATTTCATTGTTTCCGCTTTAGGCTCTATCAATCCAACCGAGTTTAGCAAGGCATCGCAGACCATTGACATAGAAACAGAACTGGTTCCATATATGATTGATGATTTGAATGATAAGGTTACTACGGCTGTCTCCGCTGTTAGTGGTGGTGTATGGTCAAGACGTGAGGGCATTATGTTTGCTGGGAACGCGGATCGCATTGATGAAGAGCTGAAGGAAATCAAAGAGGAACAGGTGGCAAAGAATGAGCAAATCGGAAATAAGGGACAGAAAAACGCCTCTTAGTCAGAAAAATTACGGGATTTATAATTTTTTGATAGGGAAAATAGGATAGTTAGTGGTGACTCTTTGGAGTTGCCGCTATTTTTTTGCTCTTTAAATTGTAAATATTAGAATATAATTTTGAATTATAGAATTATATATGTATTTTTGTCACACGATAATTGAGTAACCAATGAGAATATTTACCGAACAAGCATTAAAAGAATATGCAGAGAACCATCCCGATTCAAAGGTCGCTTTGCAAGAATGGACTACCATTGTGAAAAGAAGCAAGTGGACCTGTTTTGCCGATATTAAGAAAACGTTTAATAGCGTTGATAATGTAGGTAATCAACACTATGTTTTCAATATCAAAGGCAATAACTATCGTTTGGTAGTAGTGATTAAATTCACTATTCAGTTTGTGTATATTCGCTTTATTGGTACTCATAAAGAATATGATAAAATAGATTGCGCTAATATTTAGGATTATGACAAAGATAGAAAATCAAGCCCAATATGAATGGGCGGTGAAAAGAGTAGAGGAACTTCTTCCATTAGTGAAAGATGATACTCCTTTGAATGACCCAAATAGCATAGAATTGGAGCTTCTTTCTAATTTGGTTGCTGATTATTCCGAAGAACATTTTGCATTGGGAGAACCAACACTTGTGGATGTTCTTAAACTTCGTATGTACGAAATGGGGCTTAATCAAAAATCACTTGCAAAGTTGGTTGGTGTCAGCCCATCACGGCTAAGTGATTATATATCCGGTAAATGTGAACCTACTTTAAAAGTTGCTCGTGAGATAAGCCGGAAGCTAAATATTGATGCTAATATAGTGTTAGGTGTATAAGTATAAGTTTTTGATGTGATATATTTTAGGCGTGATTCATTCGGTTTCACGCCTAAAATAACTTACCTCCAAACAAGCTTCTTAAGCTAAAATCTATATCCGTAATTCTTTTTATTTCAATTAAATCTCTATATACAAATCCGCCAACATTTATTTTTTCACATTGCATTTTTAAATAAATTTCACGAGATAGTTCAGCTCTTGGGGTAACTTCTAAAAAGAACCATTGTCCATACAATATTAATGTATAAAATCCATAAGTTTCTATATCATTAAATTGTGAATCGGAAAAGGAAAACTTAGGAGATGAAAATTTTTCTTCTATTAAGTAAACTCCATTATTGACTAAATAATACAAAGGAATATCTCCAATATTATAACGTGCAAATCTCCTAATTTGATTAAATCGATTGTCTAATCCATTACCTGTTATTTTATGATATTCTTGAAGGAACATTTCATATATTCCTCTCTTGAATTGTCTTGCAAATGTTGTTAGAAATCTATCATTAAACTTAAAATGTGATTTGAGAACTATTTTTCTTTTTGACTTCCAATATTCGAAATATATTGACTTTAATCTTTCTGAATTATCTTTTCTGTTAAGCAAGGCTTTTGGTAGTCCAAATATTTCTTTAACACAAACTTCTATACAAAGTTTAGGAAACACAAAGTCGTCAGGTTGACCGAAATAGTGATTGCATTCATCGCAAATATCAACACCAATATTTATGCTACCTAAACTTTTTGGCATAGTATGTGGCTTCTCTTTAAATGTCGTTTGAGTTACATCTTTACCACAAAAAATACAAGTTCCTTTATTTATATAGTCCATACTGTTACTTTATTTTACAGCAAAAATAGAATTTTAAATTGATTTCTTCACAACCTTTTCTTAGTGAATGCTATACAACCTAATTATTTCCCCTTTAATTGTTTCCTCCTTACTTTTATACCGTATTCACGACAATCAACTCATTGTCGTGAATCGGAAGCTTAAATATTTACTAATCATCTGTATTGGCGGTATTTTTACTTCTGCAAATTGAATCTCAAATTTTAATTCATACAGTATGACAATTTTAGAACAAATCTTAGCGGGCCTCCAAACCAAGTTTACTGGGGTGGACACTGCTATTCTTACCCGTATTGCCACCAAAAAGGCAGAGGGTATAACGGACGAGACAAAGGTAAACTCTATTGTTGAGGGTATCAGTTTTTCGGACGTGCTTAATTCCTATGGTGATTTCCGTGCCGGGGATGCTTCCAAGACCGCAGTTTCCAACTACGAGAAGAAGCATAACCTTAAAGACGGTAAGCCAATCGAGACTACCACAACCACCAAAACGGAAGAGAATAAAGACGATGTGCCTGCATGGGCGCAAGCTTTAATTGACTCCAACAAGAACCTTTCTGATAAGCTAACACAGTTAGAAACGGAAAAGGCTCAAGCAACACGTAGCCAGCAGATTTTGGCAAAGGCAAAGGAGTATGGTATTCCCGAAAACTACGCCAAACGATGCGCCATTAAGGACGATGAGGACTTGGACGCATACTTCAAGGACTTGAAGCAGGAGTTTGCGAATGACGGCTTTAAGGGTGTAGTTCCTCCAGATACAGCAAAAAAAGAACTGGAGAATGAGACTCAGTCGTTTGCGAAAATGATTGCAGACGACACTAAAGAAATTGTAGAACAACAAAAACAGTGATTTTATGGCAGCAGGATTTAAGTATAATCTTGAACCGGAAGTTGAGCAGGAAGAACGCTACGACGTAGAAACCGGACGCAGACGCAGAGGTCCGTACAAGTTGGACACAACCAACCTCGTTGTCGGCTCGTACTTGCCCTCATTCACACCGATTGCAGCTGACTTGGTGAAGAAAACATCCCAAGTGGCTATCCGTGTGGAAGTATATGAGAAGTTTACAACAGGCTCCAATACCACATTGAAAATCAAGAAACGTTCTTTGGCTTACAAAGGTATGCACTTGGGTAACGGTGCGCATGGAGCGACAATCAACGCTATTGACAAGGCTGACAAAGCTTTTGATAAGCTGACGTTAGCGGCAGACTTTGGAGAAAATCTAGAAGCTGGAACAGTTCTTTACGAAGCGACAGCCGCAGACGGTACAACGCCCAAAGTTATCGCAAATTCAGCTCTGTATGAAAGGAAGCAGGTAGAGGATGGCATAGTATTGGTTTCCCTTTTGATGCGTGCGTTTGAAATCGAACCGACCAAGCTGGTAATGCCTTTCGCAGATATTGACAAGGCGAATATGCCGCACTTCCAGTTTAACGCTTTGGATGTCAAACAAGAAAAAGAAGCCGTATCTATTCCTAAGGCTTCTTCTAGTCAGGACGGTTTGATGAGTAAGGAAGATAAAGCCAAATTGGATGGGGTTGCAGCACAAGCTAACAAGTATACTTTAACAGCAGCTACGACTTCTGCTTTTGGAGGTGTAAAGCAGGCAGCCAAAGTGAATGATGCATCTGGTACGGTGTCGGTAGAAAACTTTAACGGATTATTGACAGCGTTGAAAAACGCAGGTATAATGGCAAAATAAAGAAAGGAGGACTAATATATGATGCTAACTATTCATACATTGTTTAATGACCCGAACATTGTAAATGCAGTGATTCAGCGTGTCCTCAAGACAAGAAAGGACACAATTTATTGGCAGCAGTATTTGGGCTTCCGTAGGACTACTACTCGTGTATTTAAAGACTACATCGGTCAGGTTACTGGCGTGATGGCTGGTTCCATCAACTCCCGTTATGGCGAAAAGCCTATCCGTGAACGCAGGAATATCGGTTCCGGATATGGTGAGATTGCCTATTTGGGTGACCGCTATCAAATCTCAATCGACCGTTTGTCTGACTTGCAGGACTTGATAGATAAGTATAATGCCGCCAAACCGGAAGACCAGAAAGCAGCCATGCGTGACATCGTGGACTTCATCTATGACGATTACCGTCAGGTATTGCTGGCACCGCACAAGCGTATGGACATTATCGTAGGCTCTCTGTTGATGACTGGAGCAGCAAGCGTGAAGAACAAGGACGACAATGCCGGAGGAATTGACTTATTGAACATCGACTTGCCGTTTAAGTTTATCAAGCCGGACACAGAGGATAAAGACTATTTCGTCACTTACTTGCAGCAGAAACTGAATGAGCTGAAATCTATTTACGGCACATTCCCCAAGATGATTATGAGCCGTGGCACATTCATCAAGAATATTATCGGTTCAAGTGAATTTGGAGATAAGTTCAAAATGCAGCTTACAGGCAATGAAATGTATATGTCTACCGGGCTTATCACCTCGCAACTGGCTTCTACCATTTTTACAGGTATCGGACTTCCGGCTATTGAAATCAAGGAAGATTATGTGGTAGACCAAACAGGTAAGAATATCCCCATTTATGCAGATGGTCGTATTTCCCTGCTTCCGCAGGATAAAATCGGTTATATGCGCTTCCACACTCCTTATGAAGCTGTGGATGGTGTACCGGGACGTAATTACACTCAGGCAGATGGCGATATGCTGATTTCAGGTTACAAGGACGGCAATGGTCGCTATCTGGAATACACAGCCGAATGGATTCCGCAGATTGCGAACCCGAACCTGATTGTGAACTTCGATTTGAGTGAGATGAACGCATGACAGTAAACGATTATATATTACAGAAGTTTCAGACCTTCAGCGTTAACTTGTCGGAGGCTGACCTTTTCGATATATGTCTGAACGCAAAGATAAGCGGAGGGGGTGAGATGAACGAGGATTGCCAAACACGGGTGTCGGTGGCAATTGCGAAGTTCATCCCCTCTCTATTGCTTCGTGCCACTTCCATCAGCGAAAGCGGTTTTTCTATGTCTTGGAACATTCAAGGCATTAAGGATTACTATTCATTTCTGTGTAAACAGTACGGTTTGAAAGACGAACTGGGTAACAAACCTAAAGTGACTTTCTTATGATATTCGCCCCACACATATTGCAGGTAAAAGTTATCACCCCGATGGACAAGGATGAGTTTGGCAGACCTATTCCCGGAACAGGTGGTGAATACTGGCAGAAGGTATGCAAGTGCCGTTGTGATGATAACACTACCAAAGAGTTTTCATCTGATAACGGCTCTGTGTATCGTCCGAATTATCATGTAGTATGTGAGAAAAGAATTACTGTCAAGGCTGGTGATGAAGTACGTTGCATGGATGGTGATGGCGTAAGAGGTCAAGGCGAAGTCTACACGGTAAAGAGTACAAACTACTTTAACTACTCGGAATTATGGATGTAGATTTCGATTTCTCAGATGTCGACTCCTTTTTCGATGAAGGAGAATGGGAGGTCGAAAAGAAGATGATTGATGTAGGCGATGAAGCCGTGAAGTACGCAGAGGAACATGGGGATTATCAAGACCATACACTCACTTTGAGAACGTCCAATGATTACGATGTCAATAAAGACGGTTTGACATTGAAAAACGAAGCGGAATACGCATCATTCGTAGAATCTAAAGGGTATGATGTTTTGAGTAGTGCTGCTTTATTTGCGGAGAAACGATTAAAAGAAGAATTTGAAAAATGAAAAAGTACATTGGAACAAAACAGATTGAAGCAGAACCTATGACATTGGGTGAAGCTTGCAGTAAAGGCTTGGTAAAAAGTGAAATAGAAGAGAATGAGTCTTATAAACTAGGATATCACACTCGTACTGAATATGGCTATGAAAGTTGGTCACCCAAAGAACTGTTTGAAGAATCATATCGAGAAGTCAAGAAAGAAACTCCTATCTGTTTCGGTGATGCTATCGAAGTGTTAAAACAAGGTGGGACTGTTCGTAGAAGTGGTTGGAACGGTAAAGGTTTGATGGTATTCAAACAAGTGCCAGCTCATATCGAAAGCGACATCATCCCTAAGATGCAATCGCTTCCCCAATCGGCAAAAGACCTTATTCTGAAAGGTAAGGGATTTATTGACTATACAAGCCAGTGTCTTATCTACAACGAGAATACCGGACGCGCTGATTCATGGGTTCCGTCTATCAGTGATGTATTTGCAGAAGATTGGGAGATTGTGGAATGATAGTAACTACCGACATAGGAAACATTCTCTATCGGGACTGCAAGGCTTTCGGAATAGATATAGTGCCTGATGGTGAAACGCTGACGGGTGAATTGAAGTCCGAAAGGATTGTCATCCACACGAAGAAACAACAGCCGGGAAAGTATTGGAAGAAATCTTTTGCAGAAGTGAATCTATGTGTACCCAATTTAAGCGAGAATGAAGCGAACACAATCCGGCTTAACGAACTTGAAAGAAAGGCTGACAAGCTGCTTGATGATGTAGTAAGCACCTATGACGGTACAACCTATCGTTACTCTATCGAATCAATTGGCGCGGAAGCGGATGCAGCTTTGAAATGCCATTACGTGAATGTGAGAATTTTATTTGAAGTAATAAATGTAAAACTATAAGATTATGATTTCAGCAGTAGGAATAAAAAGAATCTTGTTTGCCGATATTGATAAGGTAACGGCAGACATTACCCCCGAAATCGCAAAGACTTTGATTCAAGCCGCTATCAAAGCGAAAGATGAGGTTTTGAATGTACACGGGGAAACGTGGCAGATTGAGGAAACGGAAGCCTCCGTCACTGGGTACAAGAACCAATTAACGGGAAAGAATTACCGTTACGATGATGTGCCGGGAGAAGTATCGCCCGCTTTCTCTATCGGACAATATGACTGGAAGACCAAGAAAGCGTTCATGGGTGGCGATGTTATTCAGGCAACATCTAAAGATGTAGGTTGGAAGCGTGCTTTGGATAAAGTTATTATCAACAAAGCATTGTTCTGTCTGACCGATGATGATGTCTGGTTCATCTTCCCAAAATGCCGTATTGTTTCCCGTGAAGCCAATACGGATAAGGCAATTGCAATCGCTGTAAAAGGCTTGGTGCAGGAACCGGGAATCGAAGGTGTTTCTTCTGAGTATAACTATGAAGAAGGGCAGATTAAAGCTTTGCAGGCATGAACTACAGTAACCATTGTACCTACTCCTTCCGATGCGACCGTAAAGCTGGACGGTGCAACGGTCAAGTCAAAGCAGGTGAATGCTGGGGCTACCGTTCACTATGAAGTGTCGAAAGTGGGGTACGTCACTCAGTCAGGAGATATTAAAACCACTCCTTCTGAAGTTGATACCACTCTTAAAAAAGAGATAACATTGGTAAAAGCACAAGAGTGATAACCGGGGGATGGATATATACCATTCCCCCTTTTAGTTTAAGAATATGAATCAAGCAGCAAAAACGGTTTCTGATGCTTTGTTAGGGCTGGATTTCATGAATGTGGAGATAGGAGGGATGGTTTATACCATTAAACCTCCTACAATTAAAATTATCTGTCGTGCCATTCATCATTTTTCCAATATCGGCATGACTGGAGATAATGTCATGGAAGCTATTAAAGAGCTTCCTGAAGCTACTGAAGATATGCTGAAAGGTATTTCATGCTTTATCTGCGGGAATGATAGTTTGGTCAAAGAATTGGAGAACGGCACTTTTGAAGAAGTCAAAGATGCCTTGGAAGTCTGTTTCTCTATGATGGATATTTCGGCTTTTCAGTGTGTCAGCTCGATGAGGAACGTGTCGATGCTGGCAGCAAGACCGAAACAGTAGGAAACACAACGTTCTTCGGGCAGATAGCCCATTTGATTGACACGCTGCATCTGAGTTATACAGAAGTGTTTGAGATTATCCCTTATCGGAATCTGCTGATGATGCAACGGGATAAATTACACGCAGTATATGGTGGTCAAAAAGTGAATAGAATCAGTGGTAAGGAATTGGCTAATCGTAGGAAAAAGAAATAGATATGGCGAAATTATATTTTAAGGTAGGTAGTGACTGGGAAGAAGTTGTAAGGCTCCGTAATGAAATTGTGAAGTTAAAACAAGAGTTAATGAGCATGGATGGCACGCAGTCTCCTGCTGCTTTCAAGGCTTTGAATGCCCAACTTGCTGCATCCAACCAAAGATTGGATGAGTTGGTGACTAATGCAGCCAAAGCTGGAGCGGAGATGGAAACGGGATTCAAAAGGAAAATCTTCGATGCTTCCCAGGCCGTGAATGGATTGTCGGAAAAAATAACATTTCAACGTGGAACTATCCAACAATTGAAAAATGAATTGTCCGGTCTTAAAGACAAGTATCGTGAAGCATTAAAACAGGATGGTGATACTTCTTCCTTAGAAGCTAAAATAAGGTCTACAAATGAAAAATTGAAAGAGCAAAAAAGTTCTTTATTTAACCTTACCCAGGAACAGGCTAACGCCCGCTTGTCAGTAAAGAAGCTCCGCGATGAATATGCTTTGTATCGGCAAGATGGTGAAAAAAATGTAGATGTAACTAAGCAGGTGGAACAAGCCATGTCTAATATGGGTAAGAAACTGCTGGGAGGTTATTCAATCAAAGAATTCTTGTCAAGTATGATTCGTGTTCGTGGCGAATTTCAATCCATGCAGACCGCTATTGAGACTATGGTTGGAAAGGATATGGCAGGACAACTGATTCCGCAAATCAAGGAGCTGGCTAAGATTTCTCCACTTACTATGTCAGATATGGTTGGAGCAGAAAAGATGATGCTTGGATTTAACATACAAGCAGAAGACACTATCAAATACTTGAAAGCCATTAGTGATATTTCTATGGGGGAATCCAGTAAGTTCAATTCGCTAACTTTGGCATTTTCACAGATGTCAGCAGCGGGTAAACTTATGGGGCAGGATTTGAATCAAATGATAAACGCTGGATTCAACCCGTTACAGATTATCTCCGAAAAGACCGGAAAATCTATCGCAACTTTGAAAGATGAAATGTCCAAAGGTGCTGTTTCCGCTGAAATGGTTCAACAGGCATTCATTGATGCAACTTCCGCAGGTGGTAAGTTCTATAATATGTCTGAGAATGCCTCAAAGACTATCAATGGTCAGTTGTCTATGATGCAGGATGCTTTGGATTCCGTGTTTAACGAATTGGGAACAAAGTCGGAAAGTGTTATCATGGACGGTATTCAAATGACAACTTCGTTGATTCAGAATTATGAAACAGTAGGTAAGATCTTGGCTGGATTAGTGGTTACTTATGGTACATACCGGACCGCAGTGATGCTTGTTACTGCTGCCGAAAGTAAACATACTCTTGTGGAGATTGGACTTACCAATGCCCGTTTATTGGCACGAAAAGCGCAGTTAGCTTTAAACGCTGCAATGCTTACCAATCCTTATGTAGCTTTAACTGTCGTTATCGGTGGGCTTGCTACTACAATGTGGGCAATGTCTGATAGTACAACTGCTGCCGCCCGTGCTCAAAAAGAATATAACGGCATTAAAGATGCAGCATTTAAAAAAGAACAGGAACACAAGCTGAAAATCGAAGAATTATTGACGGCTGCTCGTGATGAGAGTTTGGCTACTCTTACTCGGCAAAAATCATTAGAAGAACTTCGTAAAGAATATCCTAAAATTTTCGAACAATACGATATTGAAAAGCTAAAGTTGGAGGATATCTTAAAGTTGAAGCAAAAAATAAACGAAGAAGATTCAAGGCGTTCTGTTCAAGGCAGGAGAGATGATTATAATGCTCTAAAACAAACGATTACTAACCAACGGAGATATTTGCAGCTATTTGATAATCCTGATTTACGGAAGAATATGTCTGATTCCGATAAAGAAATATGGAAAATGTTTTCTGGTAATCAGTCATACGTACAGGTGCGTGAGCAAATGGAGAAAAACTCTGAACTTTTAAAAAAGTATCAGAAAGACATGTTCGATGATAATATTTCCGCTTACAAATCCAATCTTAAAAACTATTCTAAGGAGAAGCTTGAAACGGAATTGAAACTTGCTCAATCGTCTGCATCCAAACGCAATGGTTTTGTTGTAAACGGGATGATGGTTAAAGGGGGAGATTTAGAAAGTGTTATTTCTTCAATTAATGGAGCGTTGGCTAAAAAGAAATCCCCTACTACTTACAAGCAGGATTATGAGAAAGCGAAGAAAGACTGGGATGATGCTAAGAAGAAACTTTCTGAAATAGAAAAGAATAAATCCAAGTTTACTTCAAAGCTGTATGAAGAAGCTAAGAAACGAGTAGAAACAACTGAAAAAGCCTATAAAAATTTGGGCGGTATTACTGGTAGTTCTTTGACCAAGCAGGAAAAAGCTGCTGAAAAGCAAAAAAAAGAACAAAAAAAGACAGCCGAACAACTTCTTTCACTTCACCGTCAGAACCAACAGGATGAAATCAACCTGATGAGAGAAGGCACGGAAAAGAAGTTGAAACAGATTGACCTTGATTATCAGAAACAGATTGATGCGATAAGAAAACAGGAGGAAGAATGGAGCAAAGCCGGTAACGGTAAGCTGACCGACAAGCAGGCACAGAAAATTTCAGAAGCTTATACCAATGCCGAAAGTATGAGAGATAAAGATATTTCCGATGTAACTGAAGGACAGCTGAAAGCCGAACAACAGGCTTTGAACGACTACTTGAAAGAATATGGCACGTTCCAGCAGCAGAAATTGGCTATCGCCCAAGAGTATGCGGAAAAAATAAGGAAAGCACAGGAAGAAAACGGTGTTAATAGTGCACAAGTAAAGTTACTGGAGAAACAACGTGATGTTGCCATACAGAACAAGGAAACAGAAGCCATAAAAGCCAATATAGATTGGGTTACTGTGTTCGGTGAGTTTGGTTCCATGTTTTCCGACATGATAAAGCCCGCCTTGGACGAAGCGAAAAAATATGTACGGACTGACAAGTTCAAGAACTCCGATCAGGCAAGCCAGAAATCATTGATTGACGCCATCAGCCAGATGGAAAAGTCTTTGGGTGGTACAAGTGGAGTCAACTTCAAGAAACTTGGAGAGGATGTAAAAGCCTATCAAATAGCAGAACAGAATCGTATCAGTGCCATAGGGATTGAAACAGCTGCTTTGGAAAGACTAAAGAAATCACAGGATGATTACACCAAAGCGCAGAAGGGCGGAACGGAAAGTGAGAAACAAGCCGCAGCAAACGCTCTTGAAACAGCACGGCAGAATGCTGACATTGCATCCGCCAATGTGAAGACACAGACTGATATCGCCAATCAGGCCCAGCGTAATGTGACTGATACCGCCACCAGACTGAAAGCAAGCATGGAAAATTTGTTGGGAGGCTTGCAGCAGATTTCATCCGGTGGATTGTATAACGCATATAGCGGAATTATCAAAACCGTGAACGGATTCAAGGATGTCATAGGAAAAACGTCAGAATCTCTTAAGGAGGTCCCCATCGTCGGATGGATTCTGTCCATCATTGACGTACTCAAAGACGGATTAAGTGATCTTGTCGGTGGTCTGCTTGATGCTGTTCTGAACGCTGTCAGTGGAATTATCGGTGATGTCTTGTCAGGGGATTTGTTTGTCACAATCGGCAAGTCATTGAGGAACGGCATAGGAAACATCCTGAACGCAATCTCATTCGGAGGCTTCAACTCCTTGTTTGGAATAGGTGGAAACGCCAAGGAAGTACAGGAAACGATAGACAGGCTGACGGACAGGAATGAAACTTTGCAAACGGCCATCGAGGATCTGACTGACGAGATGAAGGCAAGCAAGGGAATGAAATCGGTTGAATCTTACAGGGAAGCTGTAAAGTATCAGGAGGAAGTCAATAAAAACTATCTGCAAATAGCAAAGGAGCAAGCCGGATATCATAAGAGCCACGGCAGCTGGCAGCATTATCTGAAATGGACGGATGAAATGCTGGAACACGCAAGAAAAGCTACCGGCATGCAGGATTTCTCCGGCACCGATTCCTTGTGGAATCTGACCCCCGAACAGATGAAAGCTCTACGGTCGGACGTATGGTTATGGGATATCATGGAATCTTCCGGTAAGGGAGGTTACGGTGAGCGTGTTACCGACAAGCTGGATGATTATATAGAGCAGGCAGGAAAACTGGAAGAACTGACCGACAGTCTTTATGAGGGCCTGATCGGAATGTCATTCGATTCCATGTATGACAGTTTTATAAGCAGTCTGATGGATATGGAGAAGAGTGCGGAGGATTTTGCTGATGACATATCCAAATATTTCATGCAGGCGATGCTGTCAAATGCCATCGGTGAACAGTTTAGTGACAAACTGAGGACATGGTATGATAAATTCGGTGAAGCCATGAAGGATGATGGTACGCTTGACAATAATGAGCGTAAGGAGCTGATGGATGAATACATGGGTTATGTGGACGAAGCCATGAAGCTCCGTGACGAGCTTGCCGCAGCAACCGGATATGATAAGATTTCGCAAGAATCCTATTCTCAATCTTCTTCATCAAGAGGGTTCGGCACTGAAATGACGCATGAAGATGCAGGAGAGTTGAACGGTAGGTTTACAGCATTGCAGATTACAGGAGAAGAGATAAAGAATCAAAATATCATTCAATCTCAATCACTTAATCTACTGACAGTAAAAGCAGATGCTCTACTTTCCATAAATACGGAAACAAGAAATATTGCTGATGATACGCGGGATTTGATAGCGCAATCCTATCTTGAATTGGTACAGATTTCAGAAAATACAGGGGCAATCGTCAAACCTATTCAACAGATGCAAAGAGATATAGCAGAGGTTAAAAAGAATACAGCAAAATTATAGTTTATGAATGAATTATTAATTAATGGCGAAAACGCTTATACAACATGGGGCGTGAGAATGGGAGAGGGGTTTCTTGATGTTATTGGGGCATCCGCTCCCATGAAGGATTTTATTGAGAACAAAAGCCGACTTGAACATGGGAAACGGGTAATAATCAATAATCCTAAAGTCGATGAGAGGGAAATAACTCTTTCGTTCACTATCGAGGGTAATTCTCAGTCTGACTATCAAGCAAAGAAGAAAGCTTTCTTTGATGAGCTGTATAAAGGTGTGGTTGATATTCAAGTTCCGGCTAACAGTAATGAGATTTATCATCTGATTTATCTTGGGAAAAGCGTTGCTTACGCACAGAGTTTAAACCGAACTTTCGGAAAAATTTCAGCCAAGTTTAACGAGCCAAATCCGGCAAACAGAAGCTAATTCACGACATTGATTTTATTGTCGTGTATGTGAGTGCTCAAAATTGGGCACTCTTTTTTTTATCCCCGAACTTTGAAGACATGGAACAAATCGACATCAAAGACATATCCGGTGCTATCCAGCTTACAACTTTGATCAATGAAGGCTGCAAGCGTAAGTTCACTCTGATGAAGGAGGACTACATCATGTTAAAGTTCTCCTTAGAGAATCCCATATATTTCAAACTTGGCTCATACGTGGAATGTAACTTCGGATTGTTCGAGGTGTGCGACTTGCAGAAGCCCGCATTCAACACCAATACCGCCGGCTACGACTATGAGCTTCAGCTTGACGCTTACTACTGGAAATGGAAAAACAAAATCTTCAAATATGCCCCGGAGACGACCGGACAGGAGGCGTCCTGGAACCTGACCGCTCCGCTTGACGTACAAGTCGGTATAGTCCTTAGAAATCTGAAAGCTCTTGGTTACACATACAAAGGACAGGATTTTGTTTTCTCCATTGATTCCACAGTCGAAAACAAGTCCCAGTTGATGAGTTACGACAACATCAACATCCTTGACGCTTGTTTTGAGATGGCGAAGAAATGGGATTGCGAATGTTGGGTGACTGAAAACATCATCCATTTCGGGCGTTGTGAGTCCGGTGACGCGGTGGATTTCGAGATCGGGAAAAACGTGCAGGAAATGTCACAGTCAGAATCCCAGTCCACCTATGCCACCCGTATCTACGCTTTTGGTTCCACCCGTAACATACCGGCAGACTACCGCCCCATTGACGAGACCGTGGTTGTGAACGGCGTGGTGCAGCGCAGGCTGATGCTTCCCGAAGGCACTCCTTACATTGACGCTTATCCTGATATGACTACCGAGGAAGCCGTCGAGCAGGTGGTTATCTTCGATGAAGTCTATCCTCGAAGAACAGGCATCATGTCGGATGTCACCACTATCGAAGTGACGGACAAGGTGGAGAATGAGGACGGCACAACCACCGAGGAAAAATGGAATGCCTACCGCTTTAGGGACACGGGTGTTAACTTTTCCGAGAAATATATCCTCCCCGGTCAGGAGCTGAGGATACGTTTCGCATCCGGGCTTCTCAACGGTTTGGAGTTTGCCGTGAAGTTCAATCCTGAGGGAAAGCCGGAGAAATTGGAGGATGGCGGATGGAACCCTGAGGCACAGCTTTGGGAGATAGTCAGGAATGAGGACTATGGCAGACCGCTTCCCGGTGATGTGCTCTTTCCCCAGGATGGAGATGAATATGTGCTTTCCGGCTGGGACAGTACGAAAATAACCGAGCTGGGGCTTGTGGGTGCCGCCGAGCAGGAGTTGAAGGAAAAGACTGAAAAGTACGCTGCCAAATCCAAGATAGACCCGAGTACCTATGGCTGCACGATGATGTCAAATGACGCATACCGTGAGGATGGCGTTCATAATTTCTATAGCATCGGTCAAAAGGTCAACCTTATCAACAAGGCTTATTTCGAGAACGGAAGACAGTCAAGGGTTATCGGATTTGAATTCAATCTTGATTATTCCTTTGACTCACCTGTTTATACTGTCGGGGAAACCGCCGCCTATTCCCGTATCGGGGAGCTGGAGGAAAAGGTTGAGAGCCTTACCCTGAAGGGACAGACCTATACGGGCGGTGGTGGCAGCGGTGTGTATGTGATCGGAAGCCACGACTCCACCCCAGCAACAGACCATAACGTGTATTCCGCATTGCGCTCGCTGATCATGTTCATGCGCAAGGATACGGAGGAACGCACCGGTTTCCTATTATCCCTGTTGGGCGGAACCGTCATCAAGAAATACGCCAAGTTCGGTGATTTCGTTACCGGCGTTTCTGGAGGTTACATCGGTGAGGACGCCCGTGCCGAGCTGGAGGCTTTGGTCCTGCGCAGCTCTCTGAGTGTACCAGAACTTCGTTTCAACCGTCAGACCTATTTTGAAGGATATAATACTATAAGTCCCGGCGGAGGGCTGAAGATAAAAAGCTTTGTCGCCAATAGTGACGGCAGCTATACTGTCATCCCTGATCTGGAGGATGGTGTACCGCTGGGACAGAAGCCGGACGATATCCTCCTAGGTTTCTGGCATGACAAAAGCGTCACTACCGGTGACTTTATTGGTTTCCGGAAAATACAGTACCGTATCACTTCCGCAGATTACGACGAGAAGACATTCGTGATGGTTCCGCGTCCCGGATATGAGTTCGTTCCCCATAACGAGATGCGTCTCGGACAGACGGGGAACTTCACCGACAAGGAGCGTCAGACTTATATCATCATAGACGTGCGTGACGGTAACTGCTGCATCACCCTTGTTGACAATGCCAACACCTGGGACCCGGAGCCGGCACAGATGAAGAGCTGGTTCGGCAAGAAGAAGGGTATGACCATCAACGGGATCAACTGCGACAGGTTCTCGGCAGTATTGCAGGATATCATCATGACGGGATTGATTTTTCAAATTGATGAAATTACCGGTAGCACAGTCCGCGTTCCTATCGACTTCCCTAGCTGGGAGCCGGGCAGGAAGTATGCGTATTATTCCCGTGTGCCCCATAACGGTTCCACATGGTTGTGCGTCAATGACAAGGGCACTACTTCCGAGCCATCCGAAAACAATCCGGACTGGCTTGTATCAGCCGCCAAAGGTGACAAGGGTGATCCGGGACTGTCTGTAATAGGTGGCGGTCATTGGGAATCCTCTAAGACCCCATACGAGGTCAATACCATGGTCACTTTGGCGGGCTGTGTTTTTATCTCCAAGGTGAAAACATCCAATCCTCCGATTAAAATTGCAAGGTTCAGGAACGGCAATTATCGAAAGAAAAAGGATGGCGGTTATATCCTTGCCGGGAAATCAGCCGACTGGACCGTGCATGAAGACTGGGAGATGCTGCTGGACGGTCGTGAACTTAAAGGTGAGAGTATCACCTTCTTGGGTGAGTTCGCATCCCATCCGTCCAATCCCAAGGAGGGTGACAGCTACCGAAATACGGCAGACCATTGTACTTACATATACCGGAATGGTTTGTGGATGGTCATGGTCAAAGACGGGACTGACGGTAAGGACGGCAAAGGTTACGAGTGGATCTACACCCGTACCAACATCATCGGTCTTACCCCTGACAAGCCGGATTCGAAGCAGCAGGATGATTATATACCGGAAGGCTGGACAGATGATTTTCTTGGCGTGGATGCAGACCATCAGGTGGAATGGGCGTGCAAACGTGTGAAGCGTGATGGAGTATGGAGTGAATGGAGCACTCCGGCCCCTGTGCACCGTTGGAGTAAGGACGGGGAGTCGAATATCATGGCCGACCTTGACAATGAGATGGTGAGCGTCGCTCTTACCAGTACCGGTGTTACTACTTCCGCACAGTCATGGACTACCCATGTATCCATGTGGTACGGTACCGAGAAACTCACCCTTGAGACTTTAACAGTCAGCACGCCTGCCGGTTTCACGGCAAGCACAAGCAAGGCCACCGGAGCGGTGGCGATATCCGTCGCTGCCGGAAAGTCGGTTCCGGAACAGAATACGGTCACCATCACACTGGCTGCAATGAAGAACGGGCAGCTCTATACCCGTGAACTGACTTTCAAGATAACCGGTGTCCGTGGCGGGGCGGACGGTTCCGATGCGGTAATTTATAGCCTTGTCACTTCGGCCACGATGGTCAGCAAGAACAAGAACGGCGGTTACAGTGTAGCTTCGGTATCCTGCCGGCGTATGAAGACAGTCGGTGCGGTCACTACGGCCACAACGGACGGGGAGTTGAAGTACAGTCGTGACGGTGCGGCCGAGGTTCCCATCGGTGATGGTGTCGGGGTGGCTTCCGGTAATTTTACCAGTAGCTTGAAGTTCGTGTTCTACGTGAACGGTCAGGCGGTTGATGTCGAGACTGTCCCGATGGTTGTGGACGGCAGTGACGGAAAGGATGGTGAGAGCATCACAGCAGCCGGTCATTGGGAATCCGCCAATACTCCGTATGCCAAGAACAGTACAGTATCGTTTGCCGGAGGATCTTACTTAAGCAAGGTTGAAACCTCCAACCCTCCGATTAAAATCGCCAAGTTCAGAAACGGCAGACTCCGCAGGAAAAGAGACGGCGGATACATCCTCGCCGGCAGATCTGCGAACCGGACGGTACATGCGGACTGGCAGGAGATGGTTGCCCCCGTCGGACCGTCGGCATCCTACTGGCTGGACAGTCCTGTCAGCGTGATCAACTTCACCAGTACGGGCACGCCATCCCCATCAGCGTTTGTCGTAACCATGAAACAGAATGTAGGCGGTAATGTGAGCACGTGCAGCACGCTTTATCTGGCAGCCCGTAAGTATAACGGAAGCTGGCTGGCTCATGTAGGTGCTACCCTAAGCAATCAGATATCCGTTCCAGCGACAGCCGGATACACCCAGTTTGCCGTCCGGGCTTATCAATCCGCATCGGACGCGAACGCATGGAATAATAATTTTGTCGCTGAAAAAGGGGTGGGTGTTGCAAATGATGGCGCCATAGGAGCAACTGGAGCGACAGGGGCTTCTCCAAGAGATATGGGAGTATTCCAATCTGGTACTAGCTATGTATGGAACGCCAGCTATCGTGACAAGATCATCTACAAGTTCAATGGCGTGTATTATAATTTCCTTGTGCGGAACTATGGTGCCAGTGTAACCGCCGCCCCTACATCTGTCAACGGGGATTCCAATTGGGAAGCCATGCAGAAGTTTGTTAATATCGCCACTGACACCCTGTTTGCCGATGGTGCGAATGTAGCCGGCTTCATGTTCAAAGACAAGGTTCTCAAATCTTTTAATGACAAAGGTGAAACTCTTCTTATCAACGGCGTAACCGGGTATTTTAAATGTAAGAATGCAGAGATTACAGGAACAATCACAGCGGATAAAGGACGTATCGGTCCGTTCTCCATCGCTTCGGGAATATTGTCCTCAAAGATCCTTTATGAAAATGAAACAAATAAATACGTCGGTTTCAATTTGTCTGCCGGACAAATTGAGTTTTATAACGAAAGGACATTTGCAAACGTAAGAATCGGGGGAAACACGCAGTTTGTCACCATTGAAGGGATTAAGTATGATGCTGGAATTGACATACAGAGTCCAAATGTCATGATCGGGATGCACATCAAGACTCCAAGCATTCCTCTATTCGTGGAGGGAGGTAACATTTTCCTTCATCCGAACAATGACAGCTATGTTTCTCTTCGTGGCATAGTTGGCAACTGGAGGAACATATCCGTCAGCACTCCCCTGAATAACAATGATGATAATGTGATGTTTATTAATACGGGCAATATAGAAGTGACACTTCCTCCGGATGTTCCGGGACATACTATATACTTCAAACGTATGAGCGGCGGAGTAAGATTGACAGGAGGACGGATCCTGCCTGCTCCCGGAGGACAGGAGGTGTCTTATATTGATTTGGATTTTGCATCCGGCTTCATTAAGTGTATGGGTAATTATTGGGTTATGTTTTATTGCGGATAATTTAAATATAAAGTATGAGAATAAATTTTGCACAATTCCCTATTTATGATGGGATTAAAAAAGAAAAGCTTATAGCCAGTAACATCACTGAGGCCTTCGGTGACTGGATATATAAGAACGTAGCGGGCTTGAAGGCGCATCTCCTTGCGGAGAAAATCTTCAAGTCGACTGTAGATGGTGTGGAACTTGACGAAGAGGAGGTGGATATCATAAGACGTTCTACCCCTATGTTGTCCGGCTTGCTGGCCGATTCGTTGAATGATTATCTGGATAAAAAGAAGGAGGAACAACATGAAGATTGAGAATTTGGAACGCGCCAGCCGGATCAATGACGAACTGGCGAAACTGAAGCTGGCGAAAAATACATTGAATAACGGAGGCTATGTCCGTATCTACAGTAGCGCCCGGTCAAGTGCCGGATGCGTGGAACTGGATATAGCGAACTTCAATGACGAGGTGAATACGTGTATAGACAACCATATTGCTGAACTTGAATCAGAAATAGAAACGCTATGAAAAAGGTATATTGTAACAACCTTCTGGCCAAGGTGCTGCTTGCGTTCAGTTCTTGCCATACGATAACAATCGGTCCGTTTGTTTTAAGCAAGCGACCGGAAGAGAAAATCACTCAGAAAGTGAGAAACCATGAGTGTACCCACGCCCGTCAATGGGTTGAGATGGCAGTTGCCACCGGTACAGTTATCTGGATCTTGCTGTTGTGTTTTGACCTTTCCGCCTGGTGGCTGGTACTGACCGGGCTGGCATTCTATCTCTGGTATGGTGTGGAGTGGCTGGTCAGGGCGGTACGGTTGAAGGATGCCGGCAGGGCGTATAAGACGGTATCGTTTGAGAGGGAGGCATATTCCAACGAGGATGATCCGAATTATATTGAGAACAGTAATTATTTTGCATGGGTGAAGTATTTGTTTTAATTTTAAAATTTGCATTATGGATTTGAATAATATAGTTGGCTTTAAAGCTGTGGATAAAAACGGCAACGAACGACAGGTGACCGTCGATGAGATGACAGAATTAGTTTCCGCACGGATTGTTTCCGCTGCATCAGAAATATCAACATTTGCTGCCGCTGCGGCAGCCGGAACAGATGAGTTTGAGGACCAGTTGCCCCAATCCGATACCTTCTCTTGGCTCCGTACTTTGGATGGTTCCAAGAATCCTACTTTGACGTCTTCAACGGCTGCCGCGAAAGTCCTGGGAG